AAAAAAAAGAACCCAGATATCCAAATTGGCGTTATGACGATGATTATGATTATGATGATGAAGACGAAGATGATGATGATGATGATGATGAAGAAGGCAACGATGATGAAAACGAAGATGAATATGAAGATGATGATGAAGGCGAATATGAAGATGATGAAGAAGGCAACGATGATGAAAACGAAGATGAATATGAAGATGATGAAGACGCTATAATTTCATCAGATTATGACTATGTCGATAGCATAAATCGATAAGAATATAACGATAACTAAAATATATTAAAATAAAATATACTAAAATATATTAAAATAAAATATACTAAAATATATTAAAATAAAATATACTAAAATATTGAATAAAACTATAACTATAGAATATTGAATAAAACTATAACTATAGAATATTATATAATTATCAAATAGTCTTTTTTCTATACCATATATATATAATATTCAAATAATGAAATCAAAAAAATCTTCGTCCAGATTTTCAGGAAGTTCTGATATTCTTCACAACAAATATGTTTTGTACCTTTCATTCTTTTTTGCTATTGTAACTGCCGCGGGGTATTTATTAAGAAATAATTTAGAAGCTATTTGTATTTTTGTTATTATAGGATTTTTAACTACCTACTTTAGTAAAAATATGATCATTGTTTTATTGGTAACAACTATTGCTACCAATTTTATTGTTCTAATGAAAAATAGAAATAGTTCAATGATTGAGGGTTTGGAAACAAAAGAGGACCCAACAGCTACTTCACCTGATGGTGGTGCATCATCATCATCGGAATCTTCTGTTAATCCACAAGCTACAAAAACTCACGAAGCGGATATGGCGCCCGTTGCATCTGCAAATGAAGTAAGCAAATCAATTTCAGGTAAAAACAGGAAGACCGAGGGGTTATCCAATTTAAGCCCGGCTCCTGTAGAGAGTGAAGGAAACTCTATGCTCGATTTACAAAAAGGTATGGCATCTGGTTATGGTGCTCAAAAAGAGCAAGCATATAAGGCCCTTGCAAGTTTAGGAGGCGCAGGAGCAGGTGGTTCAGCATCGAATTTCAGCGCTGAAACAATAAATAGTCAAAATGAGATGATTAATAACTTGAAGAGTATTCAGCCTATTCTTGATACAGCTGAAAAATTCCTTGATAAATTCGAAAACAGCTCTATAAGCAAAATGGTTTCAAATATGGGAAGTATGCCCGGAATGTCATTATTGACAGGTGGTTTAGGCAAAACGGCGAGCCCTGCCGGTCCGGTCGGCGCTGAATCGTAGATTTGGAAAACGCGATGAACGGGAGATGCGGGAGAAATGCGTTAATTCATAATTCATAATTCATAATTCATAATTCGAAATAACTACTACTACAACAACAACAACAACAACAGCAACAACAACAACCATACTAAAAATATATAATATACGTATTTTATATTATATAATACAATGTCACGAAAATGTCCACCGGGGGTAATATGTTTTGAAAATATTACCCTTGTTATGTTTTTTATTATCGCTTCTATCATAATATATTTAGCATATTACAGATCCACGTCAAATAACGACGGAGGTACCAACAGTAACATAGGTAACACCCGTAACAATAATGACAGTACAAATGGTGTAATTATAAGTTCAATGGGTGGAGGTAACGGAGGTGGTGTAGGAGGATACCTCGATTTAATGCCAAGAATCGGTTCAGGGTATACGCGCGGTCCTGCAGATGTACTATTAAATCCGTATACTCCTCCGCTAAGAGATGACAGATATATTAATATGGGGTTTGGTGGCGGTGGAGGTGGAGGCGTACCGATTAATGTTCCTACGCGGTCTGTTAACTCGGCGTATAGACAGGTCGGTATATTAACACGCGTAAATGGTGCTGAAACGATTCTATCTCTTATGGGGCGTCCGCTTTTCCCAAGCCAGGATAAATGGCAGTTCTATACAATGAGCGATAAAAATCAGTCCGTCAAATTACCTGTGACGTATAAAAAACGTAGCTGTACGAGCGACCAAGGGTGTGACAATATATATAATGGCGATACTGTATATGTAGAAGGATATAACGACGCATTTAAGGCAACGATATATGATAATGCCATTCAATATTCGATACCTTATTACTAACGGTGTTTGTATTATCGCATATAATATTTGTATAACGATTTAAACAGATATTACTATATTTATATAGCTACACATATTTCAGTTCGTATTGACACTGACACTACAATCAATACAATATATAACACAAGATGTTTCCAATGCCAAATTTGGGAGGGATTGGAGATATTATATTAATACAAAATTTGAAAACAGGGATTTATTATATTGATATTGTGATTATTCTATTATTTTTATGTTTACTACACCATAATGAGATATATACACACACACTTAAATTTATTAATTTCGTATATTCAATGAACAAGCAGTCGGTTAATCAAATGACGGTTAATTTGACAAAAGGAGATATGCATCGGATTCTATATCAAGGACACCAATATGCTGTTGGCTATTCATCTATTAATATTGTTATACATTATCCAGAACCGATTATTCACGTGCTTGATTATTATTCCGATAAAATAGATTCAAACAAACAAAAAACAGAAAAAACAGATGCAACAGCACTTGCTATCAATAATTTATGCTCCTGTGATGTAAATAGAATGATAGACTGTTGTATGGATTGCATTTATGCGCCAAAAAATGATAAAATCGATAAAATCGATAAAATCGATAAAAACAAGAAAAATATCAATCCAATAGCAAATCTGCGTTATGTAGAGGTAGTCGATAAAAATAACAATGCTGCAAAAATATATATTCCACGAACGAATTTACCTATTGAAATAGAGGATGGGGTTTATTTACTAATTGAGAGAGTATATACGCATCGCGAAACTAAGAATTCAGATTTCACAGATTATAAGAAAGTCAATTTTACACTACTAATGGATAAAAAACGCGATATAAGTGTTCTATATAGCTTCATATCAAAATGCGAGAAATTATACAATAAAAAAATAGAGGACAAAATGATGGGGAAAATATGTATTTATGAATTTTTACAAAGTGAATCTGGTAGCGGCGGTTCAAAATACAACGATGATGATAATTATGGAGGCAATAGACAGGACCAGCGATTGTCTAATATTCTGTGCTCTGAGTACCAGCTAAATACGACAAAAGATTTGAGGAAGAATTGTTTCTTTACGGATGTAGATAAAATAATAAAGCGTATCGACTTTTTCATAAATAATAAAGCGTGGTATGAGGCGCGTGGAATACCGTATCAACTTGGATTACTTTTTTATGGTCCACCGGGGTGTGGTAAGACGTCGACTATCAAGGCTATTGCACGGGAGTTGGACCGGCATATTATTAATGTAAATGATATTGATAAAATTAAAAAAGTATCGGATTTGAAGAATATATTTTACGGGGATTATATTAATGGTCGCCATATTCCTACAAATAAAAGGATATATGTGATTGATGAATTTGATAAAATATTAGACACTATTGGGGAAGCGCCAATGAATGCAGCAGCAGCGGCGGCGGCGGCAATGGGTGTTATGCGCGCCAATCTACTAAATGGAGTTATGGGTCTTGAAGCGTGCGATAGTGGTGTCATTTCAGTAGATAGTGATAGTGATAGTCGTGGGAATGGTAGTGGCGGTACGGGAAGTGGTGGTAACGGCGGCAATGATACATCGCAAGGGCAAGGGCAAGGGCAAGGACAAGGGCAAGATTCAGTAAAAAAGAAACGCAAAAATGAAAACGGGGTGATTGGCCCTGTGGGATTAATGAAAGCAAAATCTGTAATTAATGATGCGGATATATTGACGATAATGGATGGACTAGTAGAAACGAGCGGGAGAATCATTATATGTACAGCAAATGATCCGAGTAAAATTAGTGAGGCATTTAAACGTCCGGGGAGATTAGATGAGCATATTGAGTTTACAAAATGAACCCGAAAAATGATATGCGATTTATTGGAGTTATTTTATGCTACGAAATTGAGCGATGAACAACGGGATAAATTGTATCATAGCGATAATAGTAAAATTGAATATAAATTTTCTCCCGCGGAAGTGAATAAGATGTGCTTTAATAATGTAGATATTACAGGGGATACACCGAATCTAAAAAATATAGATGAAGTTATTCATAAAATGGTATCCTTGGCGAGCTGCGATTAACTAGCGAATAACTGGCAAATAATAGTATAATATGATTTTTATACTATTATTTTTATATACCGCGTATATACTTTGTAAATACTGGACTAGATTCAAGTAAATTCAATATTTAAGCCTGGTGAACAAATGAAACCCTTTTAGGCTCGGCGTGGGAATGATGCTTCCTCGTTTTGCCGATACCGGGATGGTAAGATTTATGGGATTTACGGTTCTTTTTGGAAGAAGAGGAGGAACCGCCGATCATGAAAGTAGCATCATTCTGTTCATGGATCATTCCTTCATCAATTAGTTCGCTCGTAGCAGGGGCAGCGGTAGATACTGAGCTACCAGACCCCGCTTTTTTAAAAGCATCTAATTGTGCTAGCGCTTTTTTTAAGTCGACAGTCGCAGCATCCAAATTTTTTGTTTTAAAATCAGACCATTCAGTATCAGACGATGTTGTAGTTAATTTTGCGTATTCACCAGATACTTTATTGTATTGTGCGCCAATATCAGTTATTATTGTTTTCATTTCGTGTATTGCTGGTGCTGTAACTACTATTGGAGGTGATGCGGGGGGTGATACCACTGGTGTGGATGCTGCTGGCGCCACTGCCACGGTTGATGATACTGCAGGTGCTTCTGCGGTAGCCGTGGGGGGGGTGCTCATTATGTTATTTTTGTTAATATTATACTAAAATTATATGTATATATATGAAGAATATTATATTTAAATGTTTTTAAATTTTTTAAGTATAAAATATTATCAAACAAAGATAAAAATTTATAGTAATATTCAGGATTAATGAACAAATGAAACCTTCTTATGACGACTATGATGATGCTTCCTAGTTTTACCAATATCAGGATGATAAGATTTATGGGATTTACGGTTCTTTTTAGATGTAGATGAGGAACCACCAAGCTGATCACTAGAGCGTAATGACGCTTGCTCCCTTTCATTTAATTTATCAATTATATCTACAAAACTATAGCCGGCATTTGTTTTTCTTAAAGCTCGGATAATATCATCAATTTTATCTAATGATAAGTCAGTTAATGCTTGCTCTAATTTGAATTCATCCATATTTTTACCCCCTTTTTTGAGTTCATCCATATTTTTATCCCCTTTCTCATCCATATTTTTATCCCCTTTCTCATCCATATTTTTATCCCCTTTCTTTGTAACAATCTGCACTTTCATACATCTAAAAAATAATAACGCAAAAAAAAGGTTCAATGAACTAACACTTATTGATTTGAGAGTTTCTATAGTATTAGTATATCTAGATTCATCTAATGTTGAAATAACATTAGCAATTCTTCCTGATGCTTTATCCTCATCAGTATTGAATTCTCCAAAATTAGTTTGAACGTAGTTAGGATATTCACTAAACTCTAATGGTAGTTTTAAAGTAGCGGAAGACGCATCAGAAGTTTTACTAGTAAGCAGTTCATAAAATTTAGTGTAGGTATTAGTAGCATGTTCGTTCGCTGGCGGAGTCACAGTCACATCTCCCGCTTGAGGAGCACTTGGCTTTTTATTTCTTTTTTGAGTTATCTCTTGTTTATCTTTGTCAAATGCAGTTTTTGCTGGTTCCAAAAAATCATTATCAAATTTTGCCCAGGCGGAATCAGAGTTAGTTGTAGATGAATCCGATAATTTTTCAAATTCAGATTTTACTTTACTATATTGGTTAAAAATTTTTTTTACTAGTTCATCAACCAACTGAAGGTCAGCAGCTGAAAATTGATCACTTATACTAACGCTACTAACCACAGGTTCAACAGCTAATTTACTTTTTTTTAAATCAACATCACTTTGGTCTAAAGGAATATCACGTTGTTTTAAAGGAAGAAGAGGAGAACTATTCTGCGTCATTTTATTATATAAATATTATACTAAAATTATATGTATATATATGAAGAATAATATATCTAAAATATTTAATCATCAAAGTATAAAATAAGTTAAAATTATAGTAATATTATTATGAATTATATTACTATAATTGTATATATTGTATTATAATAAAAAATTATTCCTAAATGTATAAATATTCTTGTATATAAAATTAATTATAATTAGGTATTATTGTGGTCGTGGGGTAGTCATATCAAATGCTGTGTCTGGTGGTATATTTTTTTTGTAAGCCTCAGTTAGGATATACAGAGAGTCTTTTTGGGGGTCGCCTAAAAACTCTTCATATTCTTGCATAAATTTTTTAACTTCAGCATCATAGTATACATACTTAACTACCGGGTCGTTTATAAATTTATCATATTCTCCCTTATAAGCATCATATTTAGTGGTAGCATCTGTTTGTGCTGCTCCTGGTCCTGGTGGTTGTGGTGATGGTGATGGTTTCGGCAGCAATACTGGTGCTGCTCCTGCTCGTGCTCGTGTTGCCGCAGTCGCATCTAATCTTGCTTTTTCCTCTGCTTCCGCTGCCGCCCTTGCTTCTTCTTCATCTAACGCCTTTAATCTTTCTTGTTCCGCTGCCGCTGCCGCTGCCACCTGTGCGTCCGCTGCCGCCTTTGCTTCTTCTTCCGCTGCCGCCTTTGCTTTCAATGCCGCATCATCATCAGCTGGTGCAATATTATCACCACATGTTGAAAGAAGTGCAGCCAAATCGAGGTCAATTCGAATAGTCTTTCCATCACATGATATGATGGCATTATTCCCTGAAATACACGTTCCAAGTTCATTATTGATATTGCTACCAGATTTTTGGTTAAAAATACTTCTTAGGTCGAAAGGATTTCTAGACGAGGTGGTACCTTTACCATTTGAAGCTGTTATTTTTTCAAGTTCTCTTTGGTGTGCGAGCGCAGCAGCGTCTGCAGCCTTTTTTTCGGCTTCATCTTGAGCTGTTTTTCTTGCATCCTTAGCTTTTTCAATATCATCTTCAGCAGTATCTTGATAATGGTCCATTATAGCCTCAGCTTGGTGTTGAGTGGCAATAGAAGACGAAAATAAATGCATATTATCAACACCAGTTGATTGGTATGTTTGTTTTGCAGCTCTTAACTGAGAAGTCAAAAATTTCAAGTAATTGTCGTTACTGAGATTGTTTATTCTTATAATAGCTATTAATCTTTCTATATAACCACTGATTACATCAGCAGAGGTGCGCTCCTTTACCTGTTCGACCGTCGGTGCATTATCTTCATATAATGGGTTTCCATCTTCACCTACATACGTAGCTCCTGATACATCATCTTTCCATAGGAATTTTCCGGTTGCTATACCATCAACCGGTGGTTGAGGAGTACTTTTTATCCATTTACCGCCTGATTGCCCCATTGCCATTTCTAAACCCTCCGCGCCGCCTCCGCCCTGTACGGTAACGGTAAAAGATGCTACGCCAGGTTTTTCCTGTCCAGGTTTTTTGTCATCAGCTAATAAGGTATTCGGGTCAAAACTGGTTGTATCATCCTTACGTGCAAATGCCTGAAAAATCATAATCATTGCTCTAAGCATACCAATTGATGATGCAACCCCGGTAAACAACCAAAATATCAATTCTGGAACTTCTGGTTTATACACATTTTCAAATAAAACAGTGGAATCGCTATCGGATATTTTTTCTGTTAATAAGAATCGAATAAATTCATTGCTTTTATAAACATTGTATTGTTTGGTCGTATCATCATATATATCGGCAGTAATAAATCGAGTATTTATTTCTTGACATTTATGTTGAAAAAAATTCATTCTCTTTACATCATTAGCATTGGGGCTACTCGATTTTCCACACTGTTTACTAAGACCATTTTGTTGTATATATTCCTGGATTTTTTCAACAATAACGTCATCGGCGCTATTACCCATATCGTCTTCCCGTAAGAACTTTGCAAAATCTTTAATTTTTTGCATATCTGTAATTTTTAATAAGTCTGGTTCAGTCTGATCGGCTTTTATTAATGTCATTAATGATTCGGTATTGAATAATATATCTTGAATATCTCCTACCCTAAATTCAGTAGAACCAGGCGTGAGTAATCTACCAAAACTTATAACACTTTGACTCGTTTTATTCTTAGGGCGATAACCGTTATTTAGTTGCAATAAATCACTTTTACAATCATATAATATGTTACCATCATCATCGATAGGTAAGTAAGCAAATCCTCTAAGGTTAATCAAACTTATTAAATTTAAAGGTTCTTTCTCTTTTTCTGCTATAGCCTCATATATACCTGTACGTTTCATACTTGCATAATAGTCGCGAATATTTGAGGCAGCTTCATAACCCGTACCACTTGTTCCATATTTAAATTTTCCGGATTTAAAAAAACACACGATTGCTTTTACGACATGACCATCAAATACAAATTGAACCACATCTCCTACTGAAATCGTTACCTGTCCTTTGAGTAAAGACTTACTTATATATTTTTTTGTTTTCACGTGGTTACCAGCTTTAAATTTATCAATGTCTAGGGTTATAGTATCGTTTTTTGGGGGATCAATTGTATCACCTTGATCTAGACAATATGGTCCCATTATTTTTGGTCTGGTTATAGTAACAGTCATAGATTGTGGAGTAGCTTCAAATTTGTCAATCTGCATAGGAATAATCCTAGAGATAATTTTAAAAATATCTTCATCTTCTCCTCCGCCAGTTTGATAATTAGATACATTTCCACCCACCGCTGTACCACCATAAGCATCAGCAGCAGCAGGAACGGCGGCGGCGGCAGCAGCAGCAGCAGCAGCAGCAGCATCAGCAGCTTTTTTCTTAGCGCGTTCAACATCACCAATATAGTTAAAATCAATCGCTATTCCGGAATCCGCCGCGGTTTGTATCATTTTGGCAATTATATCTTGAAATGATAATGAGTCCATAATTGGTAGTTTAATAATAGATTTATAAACAACCGGTAAAAAATTTAAAAAGGGTTTAAGTGCAATGGCTTTAAAAAATTCTACAGTACATTCAGGGTTCTTATTTGCAAGATCTACTTTCGAACCACATAACGCAAATTTTACAGATTTCTGTGATACAAGGTAAAAAAACATAAAAATAAGTTGAACGTGTTTAATGTCGATTATATCAGAGCATCTAGTAAGAAACGTGTTAACTACGGTGCTATGTTTAGGTGTATCTCCCGATTTATTTATTACATCCATATTTGAAGCAGAATAATCAAAATCATAACTACCACTACCACCACCGTCAAGATTGGGCATTTTCAACAAATTTGTTATCAATGTCTTGCCAGGCTTATTAGAAACGCCAGGACTACGTTCATCATTAGATATTTTGATTTTAACGGTTAACTTAGATTCTGCAATTTTATCTTTTATTTTTACATTTTTAAATTTCAAAATAAATTTATTAGCTGTAGGAAAAAAGGACAAAAACCGTTTGGTATCAGGTATAGGGGGTTCTCTTCCTTTCATAAGTTCGTTTTGTAATTCATATATTGTTCCATCTTTTTTATTCACTATAGAGTCGACAGGAAATTTAAAACTCCAGAAACTAGTCTTATCGGGTCTTGATGTTTTATTTGGTATACCCGCTATAGATAATTGGTTCACTAATGGTGGAAGTTTCAATACTGCGCGGTCCTTATTTATCTCTTTAAAAACAGGTTCAGAATAAGGTATAGCAACGAAAACTGGCGCGCTTTCAGGATTTAAGCATATAGCAATAGCTATAGCATCTGCATGTTCATCATTATCTTTTTCGGGAGATATAATTTCACAGATTGGTGTATCATTTTGTTCATATGAAATAAAACTACTTTTACATTCAAGTACAACTTCGATAACATTATTACATAGTATCATCCGAGATAAATCTTTAGCACATAGACTAACACTAATATCGGAATAGCCTACATCATCGCTATTTTCTACAGTAATAACAACCTCCCCGGCTTGAGTAGTAAGTGGTATCGTAGCGCCTCCTTCTTGTCCCAATAACATTGAATCATACTTATGCATTAATTTTTTATTACTGTATTTATGATGTTGTTGTTTGCGCTCTTCTTGATTTAGTTTTTTTCTTCGTTTTGGAGTTATTGTCATTACCAATATTTATATAATATTTATATAATATTTATATAATATATTTAAATAATGTATCACAATTAATTATAAAGTTATATTATCTTGCTTTTATCTTAATATCGAAAAAATATTAATATTAAAATATATTTTAATATCATAATATATTTTAATATCATAATATATTAATATTAATCCAAGTATATTAACAGTAATGCCATCAACCACATCAACTACATCAACCACTTCAACAACATCAACCAGCTGTAATACAGCGCCAATAAATATAGATATGAATACGAGTGTTCCTAGTTGTGATATATTGTGTTCTTACAAATATGATTACAATGATAGCAAATGTGTAGTATCAATTAATAGTGCAGGATATTTAGAAATTAATTATGATTTAAAAAGGGACGGAACAGAAGCCCAATCATCTCTAAATAAAGATAACTATAATATAGCAGAAATCAGAATATATCAGCCATCTATACATACTTATGATGGTAAACATGCGGATGTAGAGTTAATAATACATCACGTAGGAGCAAGTTCAGGTCAAACAAGACCTAAAGAATTATATGTATCTATACCATTTATAGCATCAGATTCACCGTTAGTATCATCAAATAATGGCGGTATAATATTAGAAAATATAATTTTACAGTATGCTAAACAAACTCCATCCCCTGGTGATAATATACATCATTTAAATATTAACAATTTTAATATGAATAATTTTATCCCCAACGCTCCTTATTATTATTATACAGGTACACCATATGACACCACCGATTGTAGTATTACAGGTATAAACTATATAGTATTTGATACAATACGCGGTGGACAAACAATAGGTCGCGTTGCTTTAGACAAGTTACAGACATTAGTTCCATCAAATGGACCAATATATCCGATTGCTAAAAACACTGTATATCTAAGTTCTAATAATCCGAATTATGGCGGTGGAACAGCAGGAGATGATAAAATATATATCGACTGTCAGCCTACAGGTGAGGATGGTCAATCGCTGTATAAATTAAAGGGAGTAGATGAACTTAATAATCAAGAAGAAATTAATAATGGGTTAAAAACCATAATGAAACTATTTAGTTCTCCATCTGCTCAATTTATAATTGCTGTTTTATTGGGTATTATAGTAATAAAATTTGGTAAAAAGGTTTTTTCCAAATAATACATATAGGTATACAACAATACCTGAAATCGAATATTATTATTATTTTGTATTTTACGATATATGATGAATCCACAAAATACAAAATACGCATCAAGCGTTATATACAGATAATTCAATGCGATTTACACTCCGGAAGCGTTATGCACATTATCCATAATAGGGATAAATGATTTTGGAGCCATCGAGGGACCGGGTTGTAACGGTGCCATTTGCTGAACAACCTCTTCTTCCAATGTAACAGGGAACTGGTTAAAAGCGGATAAATTTTGCGATTTTACATTTTCTGTTGGGAGAAAAGTAGTCATGGCGAGTGAACCTGTGGAGATACTAGAGCGTTTAAATAGCAAATATATGGCAAATATGCCTACTACGGTTACAATCGGGTTAAGATTAATAGCCAATAAAGCAAAAAGTGCTATAATTATTACATATCCTAATGTAGAATCTATCATAGAGGCAAGGGGTTCAGGTGTTTGCACGTTAAAAACAATATAAACGACAAAAATAATCAGTAACAAGAATTGACCACTCATTAAATTATTTGTATTCTGAGGTTTTTTAAACATTTCCGTATATCATAATATTATATTTTTTTTATTTTTTATTTTACTTTTTACTTTTTACTTTTATGGATGATGTTATTTATAAATGATGTTATTTATAAATGAATTAAAGAATATCCAAAATTGAAAATACCTAAATAAAAAAATACATATATAACTACTCCAAAATAAAGAGAAATAATACTCGTAGTATTATAGAGCAAAATATGAGAGACGTATCAGCATCCAACTCGGTTCCAAACAAAGAAGAGTATTCTACATATTTAGGTGATAAAGGATATTCGATATTCAAAGAATGTTTATCTGTTGAAGAGCAGCATTATATAAGAAGTGAGCTAACAATGAAGCCATTTATTCCTAAATCCCCAATACAACCTACACCATTTACGATATATCTGGAATCACCGCTTAAATTATATATTCCACGATATTTCGGGATTGAGACATATGGACCGCCTGACCGTATTTTAATAGAACCGGGTAATACTATATCGCTAACATTTGCCGGCGAACTTAGGCCGTATCAGGACGCGATAGTGGACAAGTATATAAAACACGTGGGGGCGTGCGGTGGTGGATTGCTAGACGTCGACCCTGGCAAAGGCAAGACGGTGATGGCGCTAAATATAGCGGCGAAGCTAAAAAAATGTACATTGGTGATTGTGCACAAATCATTTCTGCTAAATCAGTGGATAGAACGGATTGAGCAGTTTCTGCCGGGCGCACGCGTGGGGAGAATACAGGGGCAGATATTAGATATAGAGGATAAGGATATAGTAATCGGTATGTTACAATCGTTGTCAATGAAAGAGTATCCGAAGAATACGTTCAACAAATTCGGGTTGGCGATTTATGACGAATGTTTTCCGCGAAATACACTGGTTCATACATCTCGTGGACCTATGGAAATCGGGACACTATATGATATGTGGATTGCCGGTGGTATAGCACGCGGTATATCGAGTAAGTATGTGAGAATAGAGAAAGATGTTGAGAAATTGGTAGAAGCGTTGCCTAAAATCCTGAGCTTCAATCAAACCACCTCGCGATTGGAATGGGGGCAAATGACACACGCGTGGAAAAGGCATAAGAAGGAGCTTGTTAAAGTATATTTAATGTGTGGGTCGTTTATTTGTACACCAGAACATAAGATATTGACTACGAAAGGGTATAAGTGTGCCGATGAGCTAATAATCGGCGATTATATTGAATGTATGTATAACGCTACTGACGATGTTCAAGTTGATATTAGTAGTTTTGAAATATATAAGCCATTATCACCAAAAGGTATGTTAACTTCAACCGCGTTTCTATACTGGGAGAAATATACACCAATTGAAAGTACAGAAAATGCGCAGATTTTCGGAAAATCAGAGGAGGGGTATGATGTTTTCGATATTGAGGTGAAAGACAACCATAATTTCGTATTAAAAATGGCGGATGGAATGCGTCTTCATCCGATAGTAAGCAACTGTCATCATATGGGAGCGGAGGTGTTTTCGCGTTGTATGATGAAAGTGAATACGACATATACACTGGGATTATCTGGGACGATGGAGCGCAAAGATGGGCTTACGAAAGTGTTCGAGATGTTTATCGGGCCCGTTGTGCATAAAGAGAAGACGGAGTCTGAGCATAGTGTTGTCGTGAAGGGTGTAGTATACAATGTAGACGACGATGATTTCAATGAGACGCAGTATGACTATAAGGGAAATCCGAAATTCAGTACAATGATATCCAAATTATGTAGTTATAGTCATAGGAGTGAATTTATATTGCGGCTACTGACTGCAGAAATGGAGTTGAATCCTGAGCAACAGATTATGATATTGGCGCACAATAAATCGCTGATTACATATTTGCACGATGCAATTACGCATCGGAAGATAGCGGATGGATCGGTGGGGTATTATATTGGAGGGATGAAAGAGGCAGCGCTAAAACAGAGCGAGAGTAAGAAGGTGATTATAGCGACGTATGCTATGGCATCGGAGGGGCTCGATATAAAGACGCTTACGAGTTTAATATTGGCGTCACCTAAGACGGACGTGTGTCAATCTGTGGGGCGTATTTTGCGACAGAAGCACACTTCTCCGCTGGTCATTGATATTATAGATGCGCATGACATATTTATGAGTCAATGGTATAAGAGGCGCAAATATTACAAGTCGCAGAATTATAAGGTATTGATTTGCGATAATGAAGAATATGAAGCAGGGCATAATAAAGATTTGTCCAAATGGAAAGTATCGTGGGAGCCGAAGCAGGCGGGTGTATCGAAAAAGATACAGTCTATGGGGGCGGCGAAGACATCGACGAAGGCATCAAAGATAATGACTGCGTCGAAACCAAAAGTCGGTGAAAAAAGTATTGCTGAACGATTGAATATAAATATAAATATAAAACCTACTGCGAAAGTGAGAGAATACAAGTCCGATGACGAGGATGATAGTGGTGACGATAATCAATGCGATGAACGTGACATACTAGATGAAGACGAAGTTGTACACGAGCGGCAGCGAAATGAGTCGCGTGGAAAGGCGGGACTTGCAGGGAAAGGGTGTTTAATAGATATGAGTATGTTTAGTCAATAATAGGATACAAACATACACAACGCATAAATATTAATGCAAAATAATAATAAAGTAATATTTTTATTACCTTATTATTTATGTTATTTTATTTTATTTTATTTTATTTACGCAAAGAAGTAATAATTCGTGTTTTGAATTATTTACCACCAACACAGTTACGGTATGGCATAAAAGGAGGTGGGTTTGCTAAAGCGCTAAGTTTAGGAAGCAAAGGAAAACCGGGAAGTCTTTGCCCTAGAGTGAAAGCCTGATTTGATAAATACTGTGCATATCCACCGCGCTGGCCTCGGCGTTTCGTGTGTCCGCGTCTACTGGACTTTCTATGCTTGAGGCGATGACGAATACTGCGCTTGCGAGCATACTTTTTCGACGCACGACTACGTCTATGCCTATGCCTTCTGCTTCTACCACCTCCGTGCATTACTCCTTTACCTCCAGGTTCAATCTTCATCACACCAGCACCAGCCATTGCGGCTTTGCCTGTACTAGAACCAGCGAACTGCGTATTTCCACCATTTACACCAGCAGTCGCATTACTAGAAACAGATGCAGGTCCTACACTAGCGCTGTGAGCATTTCCACCATTTAAATTCGCGTATTGATTATTTAAAATAGGCGCCATTATACAATACTATATAAATATAATTATAATAATATATATTTACAGAATATAATATTTTTAATTTACTACTTTTCGCATACCTAAAACACATTTTACCAATATTATACAACATTTACAGGAACCCATTTACGAAATTTATGATTAAAAATACAACGCATTTTAAATATTTTATTTAAATCTACGAATTTATCAATTTGAATATTTTCAAATTCTTCTTCATCATCGCTTTCTTCTAAAGAATCTAAATTTATATTTTCTTTAATATTTCTAAATAATTTATTCATCATCACGCTGGTCTTATAATCAGGTATATGGGCTGTTTCATCTGAAATAATCGAACAGTTTACAGTATTTATCTTATACAAATAGTAAATATCATTTTGTATATCTGGTTTAACATAAAATATTTTTGATATTTCGTTACTTTGCATTGGAAGATGATCGCGCATATTTACACGGTTATTTGTTGGCGTTGGTGCCGGTGCCTGAATTGGTTCAATAACCCGAATATTCTCGGGTTTATGTACAGGTGACACAGACAATACCGGCGATGGTTGTTTATTATCACCGCCATCGCGAACACCATCGCGAACATAATGATAATATTCGATAACATTACTCCTTTCTAAATGAGCATTCGCGTTACCTCCACCTCGTGTTAGGTATCTATACTGAATAGAATAAACAGAATATGGCAACTTTTTAATATTATCATATGCATCCATAAACGCTGTAGTAATTATAGGCAATCCAAATACAACACTCTTTTTAAAAAATGTAGTATTATATCTCAAACTATTATCAAAAATTATTTTAATCAGTTTTAATTTATCGCCAAAGCAATAATGGTCCACATCTTTACCCTTATGAAAATATATATTCTCTACTGAAAATATTTCATTATCATTTATTCCGGCTTCTATATCGACATTTGTCCTAAATAATGTACCATAAAAAATAGTACCATAAGAAAGAGAATCATCAAATGAAACGTGACGATAAAACATATTTGTAATTTTATGATTCTGTCCACCTACTTCCAAAAATATACATACATTTTTCCTATTTCGAATTGTAAACCAGGCAAAATATTTTCTACCTTTTGGTATAATCACATATACATCAGATAAAACTTTCTTATGAGTACTTTTTTCATAAGAAAATTTAATTTCAGGAGGGAATGTTCTCAATATTTCGGTCTGCTCATCATAAGGTATATTGTATGATGTCGTAGACCCCGATGAAGATAACGATGACGACATTTCTTGTATAAAAGGCAAAAGGCAAAAGCAACAGTTGTAATTGATTAAGATAATATATAAAGTAATCTTTAAATCTATATTTAAATCATATAGTTTATGTCATATAGTTTATGTTATATAGTTTATGTCATATAGTTTATATTGTCTATTTAATACGGGGAGTATGATGAAGAATACGAAGAAGACATAGTGGGTGTACCATAGTCGAGCACTGATGTTACTGATGTTGGATGAGATGATATGTTATTTATATCGCGCATATATTTTGTATTATTATTTACACGTGTAGATGTTCCATTCGCACCTGTATCACTTAATATATTTGTTGGTGAATATATACTATTTGCTTCATTTTGTGGCATTATAATATTGCTATTTGATAATCCATCATAATTCATAGTAGATGGTGTTACAGTATAATTAGACGTTAGTACATCGGAGCTAGAGCTAGAGCTAGACGATAATTCTTTTACATATTTCATCAATTCGCTTTTCATATTTGAGGTTTTAGATAATGTACTGTTATTGTTAACATCATCGCCATCTCCTAAATTTAATGAACCACCATCCAACGTATTTTGTAGAGATTTATATATTGTATTATATTTTGCCTGCGGCTTATTTACTAAATCTTTTAATTTGGGGGATGTAAGTGTTGTTTTGAAAAATGCATATAAATAATGAATTAAAAATATTAATAATAATGAAAAAATAGTAACTTTTATTATCCAAGACCACATAATATCTTTCTTTATCTTTGTATATAATTATCTATATAAGTTTAAGAGGGTTAAGAACGAGATTATATCTTTTTTTAAAAATGTATTTATTTCTACAATATTAATTTCACTGACAATAGTTTGGATATAAAAATCGTGAATTTTATTATTCTTTAATTCGATAACAAATCTTGTATTCGAATTCGGCGTAAGCTTATAAGTATTTATTTTTAATTTTTCAATATGATAATCGTATGATATCTGAAATGATGGAGTCGTATAACGTTTCGTATATGATGAATCGACTAAAACATTTAATACTGCTGAATTTATTTTCATAGATTTGTTTCCACCACCGCCACCGCCACCGACACCACTACCCTTATCATCTTTTGTTGTGATTGTCAACTCTTTAACCGGTCTATCAATTGGTAATACTTGATATAAGTTATTGTCAACTACATCAAAAATACCAGTTGAACCATATAAGATAGTTTTCATATTTTCGTTTACTAAATATTTTAGTAATGGCGATGTGTTGCCCTTGCGTCCATTATTATCAAATACTGTCTGTTGTATGATATCTCTAGATATTGTTGGAAAGTATATTTTTATAGGATATGAATTCGGTTTACTATCCAATTTATTCCTTATTGCTTTTCCACGATTCATCGGTTGAGTATATATTTTATTATTAATCGCGTTTATTTAAATCGTATTTTATATGTTATATGATAAACCATTTAAACCGATTACATAAAAACATATATCAGACCAATAGTAGCAAGCGAGACAGAAATTAATAAATCATAAATCGTAAATCAGAATGCCAAACACAAACACAAAAACAGATACGAAAAGAAAACCTAAAAATATTAAATTTTTGATTGTTGAAAAAAATGGAGATATTAAGGAATCTGAAATTAAAGAAGAGGCAATATGTGCCGAAGAACTTGCAAAGAAATGTAAATTTAAAAAGGCGGATGGATATATAAAACGTACGGAATGGGGGTATGCATTCAAAGGCGAAAATGGCGAATCGTCTAAAATTGTTGTAGAAATGTGGGGCAAGGATGATGGTATGGCAAATCACGAGAACAAGTATGAATTTCCGCCACCTCTTGATCACGACTTATATTTTGGTTCGTGTGTTCTTATTGCACGTGACTATAAAAATAATTACACCAATTTAACAGAGGATATGTGGGATGATATTTATGAATATTTATTTGGAGGGTTTGAGTCATTGGCGGCAAATGAAGACGAAGATGACGACGAGTATGATGAACTTGATGGTATACCAATGAATAGAAAAACGAGAGATGGATATTTAAAGGACGGGTTTGTAGTGGATAGTAACAGGATAACCGATATAGTAGGAGACGAAGATAACTGTGGTGAATCAGGAGAGGACGATGACGACGACGACGAAGAAGATAATGAAACTGACGACTCGTGTGATGACTCTAGCGATGGCGATGTTTGTGAAGAAAGTGATGAAGATAACGAAGATGGACGCGCTAAACGTTATAATTCAAAGACAAATAAAGCGATTATTAGCAATAACAAAAATATAATTATTGACAAAACTAAAAATAAAGATAAAATGCCACTAATTGATTCTCGTTTGAGTACAGATAACGATAATAAACATAAAAATGTTAAGGAGAAAGGTAAGGATAATAAGGACAAAACAAAAGATAAAAACAAGGACAAGGACAAGGACAAAGATAAAAATAAAGAAAAAGATGAGGATTGTGAGAATGGATGGAAAACCGACGAATCTAGTGAATTGAGCGAAGAAGAATATTCATACAGTAAATAATTTAGGAATAGATAAACTATAATATTGTAAAATTATAATACTGTAAAATTATAATACTGTAAAATTATAATACTGTAAAATTATAATAATAAACTTATAATTATAATTATAATTTTAATTATTACAAATATTTTGTATTATTAATATATAAAAGCAGACAAAATGAGTGGTAAAATGTGCACACCCGCCCAGATATATCTGGTTGTTTCAGTAATAATGATGATTCTTTCTTATTTTGGAATGACCGCTATATCGCAGCAGTTGACTATGAACCAGGGTGGTCACCCTGCCTTACATTCTCTTAACTTTACGTATCAAAAAGACTCCAAAACTTCATATGTTGTGCAGGCAGTTTTTATCGTATTATGGACCTGGTTGTTGTCATATTTGTGCAACAAAGGATACAGTGAACTTTCTTGGTTTTTGGTTCTTCTTCCTTGGATTTTGATGTTTCTCGCCTTTTTTGTTTATGTCATTGAAACAGTGAAGGGATTATTTTTCAACACTACTGGATCATTGTCTAATGCACTGCGTCTTCCTTAAGAATTAAGTTATATGCGATTCATTTTTAAAGTATGTTTACATTAATTATTATTTATAAATCAATGAATAATAATTAAAGATTATATTATGATTATTAGGATGATATTATGATTATTATGATTATTAGGATGATATTATGATTATATTATGATTATGATTATATTATACTTTTATAAAATTGAATAAAGATATTTTATTATAAACAATAATAAAGTCGAATAGAACCGAACCGAATAACAATGCGTCAAATCGAGAATCCAACATTATTCCGAGAAAATATTCGCAAAAGATTAGAAAATATATTAGGCGATTGCGAAATTGCCACCAATCTTGAAAAAGGTATATTTAATAGTTCTTTAGGAAAAGCAAAAGAAAGATGTATTGTTAAAAAATGGGACAATAAATATTTCGTTGTTATTTATCTTGACCTTCTCCGAACTGTGTATATAAATTTGAAAGATGAAATAATACTCAATAAGATGAAGAGTCACGAAATACAGGCACATAAGTTGGCATTTATGACGCATCAAGAGATGAGTCCTGAAAAATGGAATAAATTAATCGAAGATAAAAAAATCAGAGACGAGAATAAATATGAACCGAAGCTCGAGGCATCTACTGATAAATTTACTTGTCGCAAATGCCATTCAAAAAAATGTACATATTATCAACTACAAACACGTTCCGCCGATGAACCTATGACGACGTTTGTAACCTGTCTTGATTGTGGTAAACGCTGGAAGTGTTAGTTAATAATTTCCAAATCCTCCAGATGCCAATATTCTGAACCTCCGTTTGGTAAAGGTCGTCTAATAATAAATGGTATTTTTTTCTCTTCCAATTCTTTTATTGCAATAAGATACCCATCAATTACACCTTCGGGTACTTTTACAAAGGGCGTTGCACCATCATTGATTTGTTTCGCTCGCTGTCCCAATATACGCGATTTTTCATACTTTGTTAACATTGGTAGCGTTCGGTGTAATGCATCGACAATTATACAATTATCGTCACGAACAACACGAGCAAGGTTATATATTTCATCATAATTTTGTACAAGACTTTCGGGATGAAAATTCATCAAATAATTGTCTCTTAATTCCTTGTCGAATTTTTTCAATTTTGTATTGATATCATCCTCTCCATCGCTATTATTGCCATCACCGCCTCCATCTTCTTCAGGGTCCTGATCTTCTTCAAATAAAGATGTTGAGGCAGCATTTGCTGTAACACTTCGTTTTTTTCTACCGCGCCCAGACGGCATTTTTACGGATGATTTTGTAAGTTTTGATAAAAGGTCATCGCCTGAACCAGCAATTGCGCCGACATTTTTTCCGGCATTGCTAACAACGTCTTGTATATTGCTCAATAATTTCTTAGAAGCACTAGCTATTTTTGTAACACCACTGGCAAAAGACGGTGCTTCGCCTCCACCTTCTCCTTCGCCCTCGCCCTCGCCTTCGCTTTCATCAATATCACTTGCTTCCGCCTCTTCGTCGTCGTCACCTTCAACTACGCCTGCTACGGCTTCTGCATCATCGTCGCCGCCGCCATCAGAACCAGAACCAGAACCTTCTTCAGTATCAGAACCCGACTCTTCCTTTTTAGATATATCTAATTTTTCTTCATCACTCAATGACATTTTCGTTTATGTGTTTATATATAATATATTGGTTTGATTTTATTTCAATTTTATCAAACCAATATATTAAAAATAGAATTGTATTAAATGTCTAAATAATGCAAACAATTGATTAAATTATAAATTTAATATTAGTATAATATTAATATAATATTACTATAATATTACTATAATATTACTATAATATTAGTATACTTACGATAAAGACTGTTCTGTATTCCAAACAGTATCGCAAGTGGCGCACAAATATACAAAATTCATATTAATATCATCATACCTAAGATAAATAATTTCACGCTTGTTTTCAGAAGCGACACCAACCGGCACTTGCTGTTGCTCTTTTACTGCTTCGCTTGCCACTACAGGAGCCGCAGCTGCAGCCGCAGCCAGAGTATCTCCTTTCTTTTTTGTTACAACACCCACGGCAGCAGCGGCTTGCTCATCACCACCACCACCGTGATTGCTTTTACACGACTGATTTGGACACTTTATCGTGTTAATACGAGGAAGGGTAGGATCAAGTTTTGTATACTTATTCAAAATCGAGTTATATTTTTGTCTTGTATTTTTAAAAGATGTCTTCGAAATTGTAACACTATTCAATGAAATGTTTTTATTTTCGTGACCACAGTTTCTACAGTAATAGACGATAGAATTCGGGTCTTCTTCCGATAGACGAATATAGTACATATTGTCACAGTTTACACAGAAATGCATTTTTTGAAAGTGATATAGTTTGACACAGGTTGGTGTATAATATATTGTAATATAGTTTTATTTGTTTATTTCAATTTTATGTAATTATTATATTTTATATATGTTTCATTTTCGCAATTATTAAACGTGGTTAATCGTGGTTAATCGTGGTTAATCAAGGTCGATTTTATGTTTCTTCATTAACTCCACAAATCTTTCAAGAGCTTTGTCAAAGTTTACATTAAAGGACATTCCGTACAGTGAACGAACAGAATATAAATTATTAATATTTTTACTTACATTTGTTCGAATAATTTTAAGCATATCTTTTGAATTTCTCTTTAAACAATCTTGCATAATACCATAAAAATGTTCTTTATAATCCGGATCGATGGGAATAATATTCGTACTCATAAAATCACTTATTACCTGAATACACGAAAAATCTATATTTTTATACAATATCATTGTATGATAACTATTATAATCATTATGTGTCTCTTTTACACCTGGTTCGTGTAAAAGTGGCTTATTATCCATAATAGACAACATTGTCAATAAACACGATTTGATAGTCTGACACGATGTCCACTGTTCACCGCGCCAGGTATTAAAAATAGACAAACAAATCTTTCCATTTTTATAAAAATTTGGGTGAAATCTTGTAATGCCATCATTGGTTAAATATGTAACCACTGGAGGCGCGTGTGGATAATCAACCGGAAAATTAAACTGAAAAAAATAATACCCACCAAAATAGAGCGAGTCAGGTGGACCCACAATCATAACATATGCCTTTAAAATATCAGTTTCAGAATGTTTATAAAATATACCCTCACTTTCAAGCGACGACCTGACCATATCTTTTATATCTTTCAATAACCGCTCAATCGTTTCTTTCGGAATACTTACCGGAGGAGGGGCATTACCGCCTTCATCCACCATCACATTAGTCGTACTATTATCTGCCATTTTAAAATACAAGTTATTGACTCGCCAATGTATGTTATGCATATTTAATGTTTATGTCATTTTTGCATATATATTAGTTTTTGAATAAACAAGTTTCTCTATTTTAGGGAATCTTTTTGAAACATATAAAATTGACATAAAAATATCTTTCTTTATAATATACAAATGGAACCCCCCGAATCTTACAACACTATCAAAACAAAACAACATCAAAACAGTATAATGTCAACTAACTCGACAGCTTCATCGTCTTCGTCGACCAATGATTATGAACAATATATGAAACAATTTTATATGAAAAAAAATGACCAGGCTACTGCAGGTCTATCGTTTACTCATACGAGGATACCAAGTCAACCTCACGGAGTGACAGGAGGAGCGTTTTATATACCATCCGAAAAATTACCGGAATTCTGGGCAAAATACTCAAAACACGTCGTAACGAATCGCCGACACGAATATCTAACAGAGAAACAGCTCACCGTCGCAGGTCCGCTTTTGGTAGACTTGGACTTTCGATATGATGCGAGTGTTGATGCGAGGCAGCATAAGAAAGAAGATGTAGAGAACATTGTTGAACTTTATATGGAAGAACTTTCCAAGATTTTAAATATAGGCGAAGGACAGAAAAAAGAAATCAGTGTATATGTCTTTGAAAAACCAAACGTGAATACAGACGATGAAAAATATACAAAAGATGGAATTCATATTCTCATTGGCGTTCACGCTGACCGCGCAGTACATCATATGCTGCGCAACAATGTATTGAAAAAGGTACCAGATGTTTTGAAACATTTGCCGTTGAAAAATTCGTGGGATGACATTTTAGATGATAATATTTCAAGAATGGTGAATCCTGTTGGATGGCAATTGTATGGGTCGAGAAAACCAGGCAATGAAGCATATGCACTCAAATATCAATATAATTTTGTGTATGTAAAAAACGAGACACAAGACGATGACGGTATGGTCGACGAAGGTGAACAGATTCGCGAATCGAGTCGCGCCGAGTCGGCAGATAATGATGATGAGTTTGATTTGGATGCAAACATCGACCTCGACCCCAATGCAAAGTCGGATTGTGTATGGGGGTGGGAATATGAAGAGAAAAATGTGTCGTTTTTCGACTATAGTAAGAATTTTCATCTACTGTCGGCTCAGTATGATGGTAATCCTACATATGAAGTACTCGAAGCAGTGCGACGTGAATATGAAGATATCAAGCGAAACAAAATACGCAGAACACCTCAAGCAAAATCCGGAACAATTATGCGCCGTCGCGTCGCTTCGAGTGCTAGTAATATTCACGAAATTACTAATCGTGAACAGTTGACGGACGAAATCGATAGAATATTCAATAGTCTTGAAACGCGCGAACACTATATCAAAGAAACAAGCGACTATACAATGTGTCTTCCAGAAAAATATTATACTCAGTACAACTTATGGATACGCGTAGGATGGGCTATGCGCAATACAAGCGATAAATTATTCCTATCCTGGATTCTATTTAGTTCGCAATCAGATAAGTTTAGTTATGATAAGATTTCGGAATTCTATGATAAATGGCAGACGTTCTCAATGGAAAATGAGGACGGATTGACGCGTCGGTCCATTATTTACTGGGCGCAAAGTGATGCCAAAGAAAGATATCTTGAGGTATATAAAAAGACAATCGATTACTATGTGGATATTACATTGTCAAATGATTTGGTAAATATAAACGGAAAACCGGAAACGACTGTTGTTGATTTGGCGGTCGTTCTTTATAATATGTATAAAAATAGATTTGTCTGCGCCGACTTTGGTGACAATGTATGGTACGAGTTTGAAAATAATAGGTGGGTTGAATGTGATTGCGGCATCTCGTTACGGCAAATGATCTCGACAGAAATGTATAATGTATATGTTTCGCGTATCGGTACGATTGGTAGCGGTGGTAATGGTAATGGCGGTGGCAGCGGTAGTGGGTCGTCGGGAAAAACGAGCAAACAACTTGTCGCAGCAGGTGGAGGTGGAGGTGGAGGTGGAGGTGGAGCAGCAGCAACTACAAATGGCGGAGGTGATGAAAACAAACCGAATCAATTTCAACATAGGATTTCGGATATATGTTTAAAACTAAAAAATGCGATTACGAAAGGACATCTTATGAAGGAGGCGCAAGAGCTTTTCTACGACAAGTCATTCTTACAAAGTGTCGATACCAAAACACACTTATTGTGTTGCAATAATTGCGTGATTGATTTTAAAGAAAAACGGGCGAGAAAAGGACAACCTGACGACTATGTTACAAAGTGTACAAATATCGATTACTTTCCGATTGACTTGAAGAAACACAAAAAAACGATGGACGAGATTCACGACTTTATGAATAAACTTTATCCCGAAGAAGATATTCGCACATATATGTGGGAACACTTGGCGTCGTGTTTGATTGGTATTAATTATCCACAGACATTTAATATTTATACTGGTTGTGGTAGCAATGGTAAATCGAAATTGGTTGAACTTATGTCGATGGTTCTGGGCGAATATAAAGCTGTTGTTCCGATTTCACTTATCACGAGCAAGCGCGTATCTATTGGTGGAACTTCGTCGGAAATCGCGCAGTTAGTCGGTATTCGCTACGCTGTTATGCAAGAGCCGTCAAAGGGGATGCGTCTTGAAGAAGGTCCTATGAAAGAAATTACCGGCGGTGATCCGATTCAAGGTCGTGCGTTATTCAAAAATATGATTACATTTCGCCCGCAATTTAAATTAGTCGTTTGCACCAATACACTTCTGGACGTTAAGGCAAATGATGAAGGCACGTGGAGACGTATTCGCAAAGTAGACCATAAAGCAGTATTTTGCAATAATCCACAAAGCGATGACCCGGATTCACCGTATCAATTCTTGATTGATAAACGCCTGGATGAGAAATTTAAAACTTGGGCGCCAGTATTCTTGGCGATGCTTGTAGAGAAGGCATTTGAGACTGGTGGTATGGTCAATGATACACCTGCTGTTGTGGCGAGTAGCGAGAGTTATCGAAATAGCCAGGACTATATCAATGAATTTGTTCGCGACAAGATTCGCAAAGTCGAAGGACACTATGTAAAGAAGACCGAAATGTATGAGTCATTTAAGATTTGGTATATCGAGCACTATGACAGGAATATTCCTCGTGGTAATGAGATATATGAAGTATTCGATAAAAAATATGGTAAATATACAACAAAAGGATGGAAGAATATGTCTATCATTTATAATCACGATGAAGTAGAAGAAGAGAATTGAAAATATATTATCACGCGAAATGAAATAATATGATAATATAATTATTTTTATTTACACACACACACACACACACACACACAGACACAAACACACATACACAAATGCTTCCTAAATATGTGCTGTTATACATTTATGAATTTATGAATTTATGCACTTATACGAATTTATGCACTTATACGATTATGAACTGCGGTAAATATAAATTTCCATAACATCTGTATTTTGGTTAAGACCCATAAAATTATATCTGTAGAGAAATAAGGATACAAAATTAATCCGATTAATAATCCGATTGTTTTAAAAGATATATTCCTTAAATATATTAATACAATGCCTACCCATAGAATAAGTAGCGTCCAATAGATAATACTTGGAAAAACCGTCCAGTTTTTTACTGATTCATTTAATTTTGATTCATATATAGATTTACGATTGTTTGTATGTGCTTCCGTACTCGTATGACTGTTTATATCCTTTAATTTCTCATTTTCCGTTTCTAGTTTTTTTAACAATATTTTCATATTTTTTTCTGCTATATCTTGTTCCCCTACCATTAAAATTATATCATTGATTAAATTATTAGCGTCTGTAAATTTACTAGTTAATTCATTTAATTCGTTAATTCCGGTTTGTTCATATCTATTATTTAATAATTTTTGATACTCAGCACTACCATTTGGTTTGTGTGTAATATAATCTTGTTGCGCTATATCATAATTTAATTGAGCATTACCGACAGCTTTTTTTGCCGTTTGATAGGCGAGTTGTCTATTTAAGTCGGTAGCTACAGTATTCAATTCCGGAGAAAAAAGAGTATTGCTGATTGCACTTGTAACACTGTCAACTTGTACCAATGCTTCCATAACACTCGCACTTGAAGCATCACAACTACCACCACTAGTATCATCGTATAATTTGGAATTTGAGCTTTTGGTATGTTCTTCTATTTTAGCTTGAATCTCTTTTAATTTTGCAGACGGTGCCATTATGATTTGTAATTATGTAAAATACTATGATATATCTATAATAACATAGTATTTTATTTTATAATCAGTTTAAAATAGTAAAATAATAAAATAGTAAAATGTTTATTTCAAAATAGTTAAATTCTTGTTTTGTTTTGTCTTGGATTAGGTTTTTATTTTTGTAGTTTTGTAGTTTTGTTATGAATTAAACGGCAATGGTACCTTGGTGTTATAATATGTATTATTTGAAGCAACGTTAGACGACCTAAGTAACGTAAATGTTTCTTGTCCACTTGGACTTGGAAGCATCGAGCTAGAAGTATCAGTTGAAGTAGTTATCGACGATGATGGCACGGGTACTGAAGAAACATTTGCATTTGTAGAACCAGAACCGGCTCCTGAACCAGCATCAGGAGGAAGATATCCGGCATCTCCTTCTAGACTATTTTCTACACTTGCTGCTGTCTTTGTTATATCGCTACATATATTAGTAACCCATTGTCTACCATATGTTTCATCTGTTTTCAAGTCTATTACGTTACTCGTCTTAGCAGGTATACTATCAGGATTAAAAGGATAATTGTATTTATCAAAGTCAATATTATTTCGCCTAGATATATCCCAAACTTCTTTACCTACGACAATAAGTCCTACCGCAAGTGTCGCAATAATAAGCACACTAGATATACTATCGCTTATAAATCCTATTTTCATTAAAAATATTACAAGTATAATAATGCCACAAAATAGAACAATCTTTTTCATAACCGAAGAATGTGCTTCATATCGCCTAGCATAATAATCATTAACACCAATCATTCTTTCTGAATTATTGTGTAAATCTATCTGTTCTCCGAGTTGCTTAAGTTTTACATTAAGAGCTTCTGCCATTAATTGATTTGCTACATTGCTATTGGCTACTACAGGGCGTATAGCATCGATTTGTTGTTGCGTTAACTGATATGATGTTGTAAGAGCACCATATATAGATGTCTTAATTTTTTCTATCTTTACTAATTCTGCTAAATTTTGCTTTATTAGTTTCTGTATTTCCGGATTATTCAAATCAGAAGTACCCACTCCCGATGAAGTATTGCCAGCACCAACCGCAACTGTAAGATCAGTAAGAATATCGCCTTCAGTATATGTTAACTGTTGTATACTATCAAGCATTTGTTTAGAATTATTTTCATATGCGGATTGAATATTCGAAATATCTGATTGCTCACTCATTTATTTTAATATACAATATTAAAATAAAATAAAAATAATATTATTTTTTATGATAATGTCACGATTTAATATTGTATAAATACATAAAATAATATAGGTTAATATAGAATTAATCGTTTACCTACTACCTATACGTAATGCCTTAATTGCTCCAATTGATAATAAAAGGGTTATAATACCCCAAATAATATATTTATAATTATCGCTTAGTAAAATAAGGTCAGTATTGTCTTTAGCTGCTACTATTGTTAAAGCATTTTCTTCTTTTGTTTCTATGGCTGTGTCTACATCTTTAATTACGTCTTCAAACACATTTGCTAACATATTATTTGTCTGTAGATCATTAATTGCGTTATTTTGTTTTTCATATATGTTATTTATTTGGTCTTTTACTGCTTTTCCTTTAGAAATAGCAGCGGCATTTGCATTATTTAAATTTTGGATTTCATTATCTAAAACTACCGCCATTCCGCACTTTTTTGTATTTGTCATAGAAGCTCCCGTGATGTAACTACCAAAATTATTATATACATCATTTGTTGTATTCGCAATTCTTTTACTACAGGTGGGATGCGTCATTTCCGATGTTACTTTTTTATCTCTAAGAAATGTACTCGCGCCTTCTGTATATATCCGTAAATTATTTGGATATATCGAACTGGTACTAAATGTAGCACAATTGCCTCGTATCGATGTATATGCGCCACAATTATCATCATTTGTGCATATATTACCGCATTGTTCAGGACTAACATTTTGTTTAACTGACGATGGTGAAATAATGTTCGATGGCAAATAATTTTTAGATTCAATATACGAATCTCCTAAAGAATAATATCCAGACGATGGTTTGTTATGTGTAAATACATTGTTATTCATATCTATATAGGATAACCCGCCTACATTGTTTGCTTGAATATTATCGATATAATACAAAGCAAAAGACTCGTCTCCAGGTGTAGCATTCGTAATGTTACCCGCTGCATAATTACTATTATCTAGTGCTAAATTATACAGCGAATACTGAATAACAAATTTGTAGGTTGAAATTAATGATGAATTAGATGAATTATTGTTGTTTTTAACTAATTTTAATCTACAGTATCCACTTGGCGACGATAAGAATTCGTTCGGTGAAAATGTTGTAAGACCATTTGGTACGTTAGGAAATGTGAATAAGATAGTGCTATGATTTTTATTTGTTGTTGTAACCCCGCTTTTGTTCACCCAATCAGGGCGTGGAGCATTTAACCGAACCGTTGTTCCATTTTTTAAAGGTAACGATTGATTTAATAGATCCTGTTCTTTACCTTTAGGAGTAAATGACCAAACAACGTCATTTGTTGCTGAATTAGTTATTGTAATCACACCATTATCGGCGATTTCAAGATACATTATTCCATATTTCGACATTTGGTCGTAACAGTTAATAGTAACTTCTGTGCCTGGGATTACGTTTGGCGTGTTCACTGAAAAAGGAATTTTCCCACATTTATATTTTAATATTACATCTTGGCCTCCTCCGTCGCGAATGCCTGAATAAGTTACTGTTTCTTCAGTTTTACAAAACACATCGCGAGTGAAATCCCAGTCAAGCATCCATTCACCCCAATCTAACCACCGGTCATACATCCAGTTGGGACATATTTGTTGTGACGATATAGTAGTGCGTACAGTTTCAAATGTTGCACTTGCTTGACCGGTTGTATCAGTAGTATTTGAAACACTATCTTGAAATATCATATTATCCGTATTATCCAAACTAGAAGATAGACCATATGAAGCTTTTACACTATTAATCGCCGCACCATATATGGGGTCTACATTTGCTAATATAGTTGGGTCTAGATTTTTATTTAATAGGTTTGCATTTGTAAGGTCTTTGTCATTTGGAGGACCAACATAAAGACCACCGTTTGCTCCAAGAACGATAGGTTTATCTATTAGAGCACCGAGAAAAACATCACATAATTCTATGTCTTTGCTATACGACGACTGCCAATTTCCAGAAGGTGATAGCCCTGTATAGCAATTTCCGTTGCTATCGATAGCGGCGTATCCATAACTATTGCCTCCAGCATTATCGGCTGCTCTTTCAAAACACTGTTTTGCTGTAACATTTCCCATATCATTATTTGAAGATAATGAAAGATTCGATGTATAATTACCTTGATAATAAATATTATTACCTGTAATTGGGTTTCTGTCATATACATATACATTTTGGCCTGCGAATTGACCTATATTGTTTTGAGCAGCAGTTGTAGGCATTTGTGCCGGTTGTCCGAATAATGTCACGTGGTTACTATCAGAATTTCCTGATGTTATAATTGGATACGGATTATTATTTTGATTTATTTTTTGAGCCATAGATGCTGGTACATTTAAATCTGTTTTGTTGAAACTATTATTCAAATTATTTGCTATATCGCTCGAATATGTAGAAAATATACCCATAGCATTTACATTACCCGCCAAACCATTTGCCGTAGTTATGTCGCTATTTTTCAATGAATTTTTATCATTTGACTTATTAAAACTCTTAGCCACCAATAATGTATCATTACCCACGTTACCTGCGTGATTAACACTCTTATTTACATCTTTTATAACTCTTTTCATATTGGCATTTTCTGCTGTATTTACTCTATTAATATTTGTGTTTTTATATTCAGCCGGTATTGACAACGTCTTAGATGATGATGCAGACGAGGTGGTGGATGGATTTGATGCACCTGTACTATTACTAGAAAATGCTTCTATTACGCTTCTATTATTTAAGTTACTCTGGTTTTGGTATTGATTATATCTACTTTTACCTGATTTTCTATTATTCTTTTGATTAATAAATTGTTCCCCCTGTCCTAAACTACTAGACATATATTTTATACTAACTATTATATTCTTAAATATAATTATAGTCAGATAAATATTTAATAAATGTTTAATAAATGTTTAATAAATGTTTAATAAATAAATGTTACATAAATACAATTATTTATTTTTATTTTTTATGTTTCAGTATATTTCAGTATATTTCAGTATATTTTTATATATGTTGCTTAAGATGTATATTTGATAGACACCAATGGGTCAAAGTTAAAAAGATTATTAAAGCTAGGTAAATGTATCGACCTTATATCATCGTCTACTTTGGTATACCACGTTCCAATATTATTATATACCAAGAATGCAAATAAACCAATGAGTATTATCAAGCTCACTGCTAATGACCATGTAGATGAGCTAGGATTTATTAAATTTGAAATAGTTATATAAAGAACAATAACGGTTATAATAAACCATAAAATGTATACGTAATATCTTTGGGTTGATAATATGGATGTTTCTTCAGCTCCAGCGACTGGCGAAATATAATCTATCGATTTTTCATATTTATTTAGTTGTTGATAATTAGATATTATTTCCGCTTTTATATTATTAAGTTCATTCATTATATTTTCATATTCGGTATTGGTTATTTTGATATTATTGTTTGTAATATTTGTTAGTTTATTGTATACCGAATCTAAATTATTGCGCATATATTTTGTCCCGTCTAATAGACGTCTTCTTACTAGCCCTACGTCTAAAGACATACCTGCATCTATAGGTATATTGTCATCATTGGGAGCAATACCTCCACCATAATTTTCACTCAAGGTACTTATATTATTATTAAAAGACTTCAATGTTGATTGGTATTCAGCCATAAGAGGACCTATATCTACAACTTTCGGTGTAGTGGTAGTAGTTACCGGGATGATAGTTGTAGGGGTGGTGGTTGTAGTGGTGGTAGTTGCCGGAGACGATTGAGTAGTTGTAGTAGACGGCGTCGTAGTTAAACCCTCTACAATTTTGCCTTTAATAATCTTCGCCGAACCAATACCTACTCCATCGGTTTGAGATATAAGATTTAAACTCGGTATAAGTTCAGTTATAAAACCTTGTCCATCATTTAAAAATTGAACACCTTGCCTAATAGCAGGATCAGCATTTATTTGAGCTCTATATCCACTTTCGGAAATTGGTGCTAAATCACTAAACATGTTCGAATAATCCATTATAATTATTATTTATTTATATATTATTTATAAAATATAAATAGAAAATGTATTTTGATTAATATAATTATATTAGTTATATATTGTCACTATTGTATTATTGTTGTTGATTATCAGGGACATTGGGTGTTGTTAGATATGATTTTATCTTGCCCATTTCACTCATAATCCACGACTCGCTCTTATCATTTGTGCATTTCTCGGCAATAAGTTTCATTTCTTTTTCTGTAGCTGATTCTTTAGCGGTTGGCTTGGCGCGTCTTACTAAATAAATTATCAAATAAAATACTGCAATAATTACCGTACTTACCAATAACAATATTAACATATTTTTAGTAGACGAATTACCAGATGCGTTTGAACTATTTGTGTCATTAGTAGCACCCTTCGCTTTATCAATAGCATTACTTGCCGCATTTTTAGTGTTAATAGCCAAATCCTTGGCTACTTCTATAAAAGGCGTTGATTGTAATAAGTATAAAATATAAATAACACCGCATACTATGGTCATTAAATAAATAATAGAACGGTAATACAATTTTCTTTCATTATCAAAAAATGGCTGTGAAGCATTATTTACATCTGAAATATTAGACGATTCTTGTAATAATATTTCATTTTCGGCTGTTAATTTATCTATTTTTTTTTGAATAGATTCTATGTTACCTGATTTTATAGTAAATACATTTTTAACTTCGTTTGCTAGCTCAGCATAATTACTATTTAAAAGCTGTAGATTTTGTTTAGATACTAAATATGGTTTATTCGGATTCTCGATTTCAAAATTTTGCGTATTTAGATTTCTAACATTGATATTATATGTAAGTTGTTCTGTTTTAAAATTCACAAAATTTGTTACATAATTATCCGTATATGTTGTATATTCATTATTTAAATTATTTAATTGTTGTAAATAATATGTTTTTAGATCTATCATTTTAGATGTTTTATATTTTTGTTATATATATAATATCTATAATATCATAATAAAATATTATAACACATAAATTAAAATAACAAAAATATGTCTATAAATCTAATGTATATATCTAATGTATATATCTAATGTATATATCTAATGCGGTGGATGCGGTGGATGCGGTGGATGCGGTGGATGATATGATTGTATTTTACAAAATAACTTGAGTACAGTGCCTATAGTAATTCGAAATAATCGCTGTTTTACTTGGGCGTTCAATCCGGCATATATCACCCGGTCTCATTCCAATTGCCTGAGCAACGGGGTCAAACCGCGAAATATCGGGCAATTTTTTTATATTTACGATATTATATTTTTTAAATAGTGCATCTTTCTCTTCTTCGGTTAGTATTACGTGATTGGGAACATATTGGTGTTCCAAAATATTAAACTGCAGTCTTTCTAAACTAAATATAACAATAAATATACGATTTCTATCCCAAAATTCATTTAAAATATTCATTAATGTTTGATTCATTTCTTGTTTAATCACAATAACTAATGAATCCGTTTTTTTATTAAGTACGCTTTCAAATGTAAATAAATCGTCTACATAATCTTGTATATTTTCAACACGCAATGTTTTGCCTAAATGATATTTTACATATACTTTTTTTTCGAGTGCAGTTCCTTTATTTGCCGATATTAGCATATCCATTTGTTTGGGTGCATCTTTATTTGTATACATCGCGTGAACTTCATTTACGCCAAAGTCTTCGTATTCGCTTGTATCATATTTTTGTTTACTTAATAATTTAAGCAATGTCTCACGAGATTTGTGAATCATTGTAATTATTCCACTTGATGATTTCTGTTGTTGACTTGCCATTTTGATTCTTTTCGGTTCGATGGATTTCCTACTACTCTTTCTTATATTTATATTACAAAACAATAATTTTAATTCAATTTTATTATTGTTTTATTATCGCCACCCCAATACATTATTAGAAAATACATTATTAAATTATTTATAAAATATTTCATTCTTATTACATAAAATATTATTACAACGCGGATGCTGATATCGTTACCGTTTTAGATCCTACTCCGGCTTGTCCGCCGTCATTGCCATCCGAAGAATCTTTCTTTTCCGGTGCTTTTACTTCTAAAATACTTGACTGTGGAGAAAGTTGTGGGGAGGCATACATCGGACTTAATGGTTGAAAACCGGGGACAGGCGTTAAAACATTCCCTAATCTTACCATCGGCGATGATACAGTTGATGATACAGGCGACGGTGTTTGTCCTTCTGCACCCATAGCCATCGCGCCATAGCTTAGTTGTCTAGGTCCAGGAGCAACTGCAGCTTGTCCATAAACAGGTGACGATGCTCCATAAACAGGTGACGATGCTCCATAAACAGGTGACGATGCTGCATATTCAGGTGACGTTGCTGCATATTCAGGTGATGGTAATGCTAACGGCGACATTGGCATTACACCGGCTTCACCCGCGAGTATTCCAGCATCCGCCTGCTCTTTTGCCTGCTCCATCATCTTTTTCTTATACATAATTTTTTGGTACTCTTGGAATATATTTACATACGAACTCATCCAGTTATTTGGTGTCTGATTCCTTGCCAATTCATTTGCCATAACTTCATCCGGTATTTTTACTCCATCGTGATATACTAAATCCTTATCCGACCACCCAACCGGATGCGTTGTCGGGAATGTTCCATAACCTTCTGCATCACCGTCCCATATTTCAGTCGGCGAACCATTTCCGTCCAATATTAAAGACGTAAAGGTGTATCGGTATTTACCCGGTGTTGCTTCTCCTTCCTTTGAACCTGTAGCGACTGCACCAGCACCTTCTCCTTCTCTAGCAAGTTCAGATACCAATACACGCTCATCCAATCTCCACCCAAGATTCTCAATATCTTTCAACATTTGTTCCTGTGCTTTCTGATTATCCAATAAAACAGCATTTGTATTTTCTTGTCTTGAAGATAATTCAACCTTACGCGCAGTTTTGCTCACGACATTACCCACCAAACTATTGCTCTTATTCTTTTCAATAATGCTTTCAATTATTTCAGAGTTAGATACATTATCACCATCGTTGTACATCAATTTATTTATCGTCTTTGAATATGACATACTTTCCAGCTGATCTATATTATCTTCCGTTATAATTCGCATCGTCACATTCATCGTCATCAACTCCTGTAATAGCAATTTAAATGAATACGGAACACGCACAATACTAAACGACCTACCAAATCGCGTTATTTTATCTATATTCATCTCGCTCAATAAGTTCCCTGTAAATTTTACAGGGCCATCCGCCATAGGACTTATAAACAAATCGCGCATACTATTATATATCGCAATTGTCCCCGTCTTATTACATACCGCCATATAATACTCATCCCCGCGAACCATCATCGACTCCTCCAGAAAATGACTAATACCGTGTGCGATAATTCCGTCACGTTCCATTTCACCTATACGCAAACCACCATCATTGGCACGTCCCTGAACCGTCTGACGTGTAAGGAGTGTTCTTGGACCACGAGCACGATAATTTATTTTATCCTTTACCATATGTTTTAAGCGCATATAATAAGTGGGTCCAATATATATATCTGATTGTATCTGCTCTCCAGTCATACCGTTATATAATATTTCACTTCCTGAAGAATGATACCCCTGATTTACCAACAATGTTCCGAATCGTTTCTCCTTAGGTCCGGTATTTACAAATGCAGTACAGTCACCAAATGCACCATACAACGCACACGCCTTACCCGTCAATGTTTCTACCAGTTGACCAATGGTCATACGCGAAGGAATAGCGTGAGGATTTATTATAATATCGGGGCGTAACCCTTCAGCAGTAAATGGCATATCTTGTTCTCTTATTAATACACCAACGGTTCCCTTTTGTCCTGCCCTCGACGCAAATTTATCACCAATATTCGGCATTCTTTCTTCGCGTATTCTGACTTTCGCCAATCGTGTCCCTTCTTCATTTTCGGTGATAAATGTTTTATCTACAAATCCGAGCTGCCCTTTTTTCGGATAAACGGAATCATCTAGTTGCTTGTCTGGATTATTAGAATTCGACTTTACTTTACCGATTAAAACCATTTTATCGTTTAATTCTGTATTCTCTTTAATCATTCCGTACATATCGAGGTGGTCATATTCATAACCCGGTTTCAGTCCAACTACGTTTGCTTCTTTTTCTATATTAAGAATACGTGATTCCGATACTACCCCTTTGTCTTTAGCAGACTCTTCGCGTGTTTCATAACTATTAAAATATGTTGTTCGAAACATTCCGCGTTTTACCGAACCCTCGTTGAAAAGAATAGAATCCTCTACGTTGTAACCAGAATAACACATAATAGCGACGATTACATTTTCGCCACACGGATGTTCTTCGTTATTTATGTGTTTCAAGTATCTGCTTTTCACTATTGGTATCTGTCCATAGTTCAACATCACGCCCATCTTATCAATCCTCGAAATGAAATTCGTGCTATATGTCGAGACCGCTTGTTTTGCCTGACCGCAAGCAAAAGCATTACGTGGTAAAGGATTGTTTTCCGGATATACAATTTGATTCCCCATAAACCCGTACATTAATGACGGATGAATTTCCATATGAGTATATAACTTATCTCTCGGTCCATAGGATAGCGTAATCAGCGTTGACTCCGCCTCTGATGTATCGATATACTCGAGTATATCAGGGGTTCGTGTATTTTTAAGTGCTACAATATCCTGTACACCGTATAATCCCATCGGAGTATATATCGTCGCCGTATCTGTTTCATACTCTTTTATTGTTTTTGATTCTTTACATCCTACTAAATTATGCCATTTAAGTTCACCTGATTGTAACAGGGCAGCGGCTTCTTTTTTCTGAAAAGAATATTCACCAGCAACATCGTCATAAAAAAATAGTGGTCTACATAATCTCCCACCATCTGTGAAAATATATATTTCATTTGATTGTATATCCCAGTTCACGCTTATAAAAGGTGATATTAGACCGTATCTCCTATATGTTTTTATTTGTTTGGTTACTATATCAGGGGTTGAAACGACACCGAGCCAAGCACCATTTATTAATATTTTTGTAGCACTATATAAATATTTGCGAGGGCATTCTTCCAACAATTTCATACCAATTGTATTGCGCATCCATTTTATCATTGGTTGCCCCGAAAATCCTGTAGTTATGTGACACATTAATGTCATACTTTTGTGTAGACCACAGTTTGCTCCATCTGGTGTATCCACCGGATCAATGATTCCCCATTGTGACCCGTGCAATAAACGCGGTTTAATTGATTTTGAAGACGAATCAATCGGCAAATTTATTTTTCTAAGACCCGATATAAATGAATTATAGGATAGACGGTTTACATCTTGTACAACTCCGATTTTTTTAGTATGTTCTACTGAACCCCAGTTCCCTTTAAATGCGCGTTTTAATCCTGACTCAACTACACGGTCTTTAAATATCTCACTCTGATTCAATGTTAAAAGTGTCGGGAAACTGTCGCTTGTATTATAACGCGACGCATTCATATAATATTCACGATCAGCTGCAAGGCGAATATTTGCCTGCTGTAATGAAAAATACTCTTTGAATAAATCATACAGCAGACGCCCAGGCGAATCCACGCGCTTAAACTTGAAATTATCACGGTCCGTCTCTTTATCCACTTTTGTACATACGAGCAATAATTTATATACAATGTATCCCAAATAATACGCTTTATTAATATAATTTAGCTCGCCAATTTGGGGCAAAAAATAGTTCATTAAAATGTCGTGAACGTGTGATGTAGTCTTTGATTTTGTAAACGTGGATATAAATTTTAAAGCGATTTCCTGTGTAAATATTTTATTTGCGTCGTGTATTGAAGGTATAAAAAGGTCAATCATACTCTCGTTTTTTTCAAGATCGAGCAAACAATATTCTATGATGTCTTTATCCGAAATGACACCTAATGCGCGCATAACAATAAAAAGGGGTATAGGTTTACGGACATTTGGAATGACGACAACAATTTGTCCGTTAGAATACCTGGCACTGGGAGCAACAATTCTTACCGACATTGTGCGCTCAGGTTTAGATGCATCCTCTGATACTGTTCTTATATCGGCAGAATGACTATATAGTTCACCTTTATCGTCATATGTGCGTATATATAACATATTATCGGCGAATTTCTCTTGTGAAATGATAAACTTCTCCTTTCCGTCAATAATAAAATAACCGCCATAGTCATTGCGACATTCTCCCATATTAAATCTAACCGATGGATTCATACCGTTTAAAATGCATAATTCGGATTGGAGCATAATAGGGAACCGACCTAAGAATATTTTTTCTAGAGTAACGCTGTTTTGAATAATACTTCCCTGTGAATCGCGCATAATAAATTCAATTTCGACGTCATAATGTATTGTAGTACCATATGTCATATTTCGAAGACGCGCTTCATTTGGATACATAAAATGTACACGTTTCTCTGCGCCATTAATTTCGTCATCATAAATAACCGGCTTTCCGAAATATAATTTATTGCCCAATTTGCCACCCATATACAGCTCGCAACGAAGATTAAATGTATTGTCTTCGGGATTCTGTTCTTTTTGTAAAACAATCGGGTTCTTCTCTTTGAAAATACGTTTTATACCATTTGTTATAAAGTCATTATATGATGCTAAATGATGTTTTACTAATATGTTTGGATTGTCGTCAAAAAAACTATCGATAACACTCCACGCTATTTTTGAATTCATTGTCATTTGTACTTTGTCGATATGTATTTATTTCTTAAAATATAATGTTATATTATATATTTTATATATTTTATATTTTATATACTAATACAATGTATTTTTAAAATAGAAAATATATTGTTGTTATTTTTATTATTATTGTTATTTAACACCGTTTTGGGTTTTAGCAATACCTACAACCATTCTTGCTATTATTATAAAAGCTATAAGCATTAATACATATGGAAAAATAAAAATAACCCACGCTGTTTTTATCCATCCATATCTACATAACATGTTTAATAATAGTGCCCATATTAAAATAAAAAGTACATTAAATGCATAATATGCAGGTTTATTTTTAATAGCACATTTGACATTTCCTAAACATATTTTTTCTTCGTCGTTTGTTTTAATATCATAATAATATGAAATTGCAAGTAATATAATACCAATTATCATATATAGTTTCGAAGGCATACATAGGTTGGAAAATAATTCTAACATTGTGGGCATATTTATATATAATAGTATTAATAATATATGAAAATAATAAAAAATAATAAATATTTTATTATTTGAATCTTAATGTTTTAATGTTGTGTTAAATTTTAGAAGCAAATTTATCAGCATTATGATATAATTTTGGAAGGTCAGGATTAAATGTATATTTATCATATTTTGACATTGATAGACCTCTTGGAAATTGACCAAATGATGGAATTGGGTTAGCCGCATATATTTTATTTGAATATCCCGATAAATCGTTATATACTTTTCCCAAATTATATGTAATTCCACGTCCAATATTTTGTATATCGTTAATAATATTGCCACCTTTACGTGAGCGTCCGCTGCGCCTTTTTTTCGCGGTTTTGTTACTGCGGCCGCCACCCATTTGATAAGGGGGTTTCATTTGCATCAATTGTGTTGGCCACGGTTGACGTATAGGTATTGGGTTATTTGCTGCGGTAGAAACAGGAGGACCGCATGCACCGGAAGGAGATATACCATATCTTGATGGCGCTATAACATCTCCTCCGCGTTCAGCGCTCCAAAAAGGTGTTTTCATAAAACCCCAGAAATTGTTCATTGAAGCGTTACCACCCTTCATACCTCTTCTTCCTCTTCCTCTTCCTCGTCCACGGTGACCCTTGCCCATTTTTCGTGATTTACTACCACCACTCTGTGAAAATTGTAAGGGGCGTTGTGCACAGGCACCGCCAACAGGATTGCCTATATTAGCACCGCCACCACCCATTTTACGCGTTTTTGGTTTTTTATTTGACCTAGAACGAGAACGCCTCAAATGTTTTGATTTATATTTAATAGACATATGTTGTGATGTTGGAATATTTGGAATATATTGTATATACTATAATATACTATAATATATTATAATAAATCGTGGAAATATAAATCGTGGAAATATAAATCGTGGAAATATAAATGGTGAAAAATAAATCGTAAAATAAAATATTTAATACTATTTAATACTTCATTTAATTAAACGCATACATATACGCATATATTCATACGTACGTTTATTCAATATCAACATGAGACAGGAAATGTCTTCTACAACACATTTTATTAAATTTTAATTCGTCAAGAACATATCCTTCCGGAGTTTTGTCTCTAAATTCTTCAGTCAAATATACAACTTTGTCATTTTTCATATCTTCGGACATTTTCCTTTTTTTTACTTCTGCTAAATAGTAACGATATTTGTCACCAATCACCTTTCCGCACGTGAAACATTTTACGGGGATGATCATCTTATCTGTATTTACGCTTGCGATTACTTATATAGTTATTATATACAAATTTATAAATCAATTTTTTGATTATATATATTCTTAAACCCATATTTATTGAATTATAATAATTGTTAATTAATATTTTCTTTTTTTTGATACTTTAATATGGTTGATATCTTCATTATGTTCTGAATGAGCCAAATGAAGGTCAGTATCATTATGATTATGACCGTTGTCAAATTGTTCTCCTATCGGCATAGCACTGTTGGCGATATTGCTATTAGAACTATCCGTTATTTCAAACCCTTCAACTATTTTTTTAATTTCAACCTTTTTTATTTCTCTAGTAGGCGGCGAATTAAGTGGATCATTTCCTGTCGGACCTACTATTTGTATATAAACTAAAATACCGACAAAAATAATAATCATTATTAAAATATAAATTATATTTTGAAAGAATGAATCCCGTAATTGTGGCAAGCCAAGTGTATTTGCTAAACTGGCAAATGTTGATTCGGTTGCACTTGATATAGAACTTTCTGCTTCGCTTACTGTCTGAATTTTTGCTTGACTGTTGCTCATCTATGTGACACTAACTAACTATATATACTATATATAATTATAGTTATAGAAGATAATTATATATAATATCGCTTTAAAATTTTACATTTTACATTTTACATTTTACATTTTACATTTTAATAATAATAGAACCTTTCGACGTCTTTACTTTTTTATGTTGTTCATTTTTTGCGTGGATTGAATTGTGGCATTTTTCACATATAGACGCTAAATTAGCCACGTGATTTTTCGAAAAGTGTTCTATAAAATTCATACCATCAGCATTTTTTTGATGCTGTAAATGATGTATTTCTGTCCCAATTTCATTCTTACAAAATTCACACATATTTTTCAATTTTTTAGAATTATACCTGCTCTTATCTGACGACAGAATACTCTGTTCATTACTCCTATATTTTAGCCTGATTTCATTTGCATATTCCAGAAAATCATCCGGTAAATGAAGCGACTTGCATACTTCTAATCCATACATACTAAATCCAGGTCCATCTTTAAGTTTTCTATCATATATCAAACTATCTGTTTCTTTATTATATACTACCTCTAAATGTTTCATACTTAATCGCTCCATAGACACCACTTCATCATACTTATTTATCTCGTGCATATGTGTTGCAAATATAAAAGAACATTTACTATCGTTCATCTTTTTTAATCCAGCAACAAAAATACTGATCGCCGAATCGATTTCCGTCCCTGAACATAATTCATCTCCTAAAATAAGACCTGTATTGTTTGCCGATTTCAAAATAACGCGTAGCTCGGACATTTCGACCATAAATGTAGACATTCCTTTAAATAAATTGTCATTTCCTAGAATTCTTGTAAATATGCTCTTATATGGTATATATTCGAAGTTAGAGCACGGCACATATAATCCAGCCTGTGCCATAATAACTGCTATCCCCAGAGCGCGAATTAAGCTCGTTTTACCTACCGCATTTGTACCATATAATAATATGCCATTTTGTTCAGTACCTTCCCCCAATTCAATATCATTTGTAATATATATTTCACTCGTATTAATATGCTCAATTAAACAGTGTCTCAATCCTTTTGCTTTTACAAATGAAGCACCGGAAGCCCCGGAAGCCCCCGAAGCCCCCGAAGCCCCACAACCTCTCGACTTCGCATCAATCACAGGTTTACAATATTTATATTTCTGCGCGACGTATACTTTATTTTGTAGTATATCTACCATAGTAACCGTATCGACTATTTGCTGAATATCCTTTTCAAACATATTCAATATTTTCGTAATTATATCCATAAACACGCATTCTATCTCCTGTTTCATTTCTAGTTTACTTTTTATAATCGTATTACATATCTTATCTATTTGAGTTGAATGAATAGAGCAATTGTTTCCTGTTGATGTAGGATATGTTATTCCCGATAGTTCAATATTCAGACTCGCTTGTTTCTTATTATAGGATACATACTCTACGCTTACTATTGGCGTATTTATAATATCAGGAGTAGTTGCCTGCGCAGTTGCCTGTGCTTTCGTTTGTATTTTCGACTGTTTTTTAATCTGTTCTTCAAGCAGTTTTCCACGCCGCTTTGTAGATATAAGAGTATAACCCATTTTTTCAGTATCGTGAATTTTTACATATTCATATTTCTTTTCGGATTTGGATTCCTTTTCCGATACAGCAATCAGCTTATCAAAATAGTTTTGAATCGTCTTCAATTCAATAAATGAATTTTCATAATTATAAACAATATTATCCAATTTTGAACTCACGCCTTTTAATATGAAATTTTCATCGTAGTTCAAATTATCGACATTTTTACATTTCTCCATATCAAAATGAGAGTCCATAAAATTTCGTATATTTTTACAATACGTAGATATGTCGCTGCCGCTGCTGCCGCTGCCGCTATCGAGTACAATATAAGAAACAATATTTTTATCCGTCTTTACTTTATCATACATAGCAGAAATAGTATCAAGGTTATTATATAAATGATACAGATTTCTAGGATTTACTTTTCTATGAATGATTTGACGATGTAATTTCTCTATATCTTTTAGTTCCCCAAGTTTGGTTCTCCATTCTATTATTTGTTCTTCGCCTCTGTGCGCAATTACATAATCTGTAATATCATATTCCTTATTTAATTTATCTACATTAAAAATCGGATTCAATATTTTGTATTTAAATTTTCTCATACCCATCGGCGTAATACAGTTATTAAGAAACCGCAAAACCGATGAATATTTACCAGTATAATTATCATCGTCAATAATATTCAACTGTTTCAATGAATGATTCGCCAATATAACACGGTCACTTTTATTATCAAATACCGGTTCACGAATCTTATTTACAAGATGCGGATTATGTTCATTTAAAAAATTCAATAGAAAAATAAGCGCCTGTGTAGCATACTCGTAATTAAATGTCGATTGAATAAACGATTCCATTATATCGTGTTTATAAAATTTACGCAATACTTCATCACGATATGTTTGTTTCTCGCACCGCTTCGCTTTTTCAATAAATTTGGTTTTGGATGATTGAGTGTCGCCTCTACTATCACTATCACCATTACCATCACCATTACCATCACCATCACCATCAGATAAAAAAACTTTATGAATATTTCTACTCATTATGCCGGTAAAATTAATAATATCATCTGCGATTTTTTCATTTACATTTGTAATTAATATAACTTCACTAGGTTTATAGGTCGATATATATCTTTCCAATTCATCATATGTTGTTGGATTATGTTTATCTTCTACAGCGTGTTCAAATATAATTACGCGCCCTGTATATATATCGACATTAGCTACTCCAATAACAATAGAGCACGACCTAGACTTTAAATGAGATACACGCTCTATCCAAATACACATTGTATTGTTAGATATTTCGCTAGCATCCGCATTGAAAAATGTACCCGGCGAATAAATACCCTCTATATTTCGTATTTTAGGATTGCTCGGATCTTGTGTAATTACCACAGATGTATACCCTGCCTCCTGAATCTTTTTCAAATATTTGTCTATCTTTGTATACGTAAACCCGGCCATAACATATTCCCCCGTTTTTTGTGCGATTGATAAGTCGCATATTTTCGCAATTTCTTCTATTCTACTTCCTGTAATTGCATTTCCACTACTCCTCTCTCCATAAATTTCGTAAAATGAACCGACCATCATCAAAACAACCGTCCTTTCACCATACTCTTCGCTATATGTCTTTGTGTATTCTAGGTACGTTGCAATAAGAGACATTGGATACGCTTCACCTCGGCGCCTGTTATAGAAATATAAAAATTTGTTTGTTATATGTCTACATAATATGTCTTTATCTTGGTTTTATATATTATATATGAGAGCATAACGTGGTGTATAATACTATCGCATAAGAGTGTTTGAAGTCGAACCTGGTGGCAGCATCGTCATATTTTTATAGATTGTAAAAACACGATGAACGCCACTAACGGGAGATATTGAAAAATTGTAAAATTAATTCGATAATTAGTAACGGAGGAGACATAGCGTATATGTGTGTGTATATGTATATGTGTGTATATGTATTTATATCTTTATATAATATATAATGTCGTTTAAATATAGTGATGTTGAAAATATATTTAATAAAGTATCTTCCAAAAAAAATAAAGGTAAAAATGCATCATATATACCCTATTTAATGAACATTGATAAGTCAATATATGCTATTTCTATTTGTGACGTTAAAGGAGATATTACTAATTTTGGAGATTATAAAATAGAGCTTGCTATTGAATCAGTATCAAAAGTGTTTTCACTTGCATTGGCTCTTGAAAAACGCGGTATACCATATTTACTTGATAAAATAGGTAATCGCGACGAAAAACGTAATTTTAACTCTATTTATGATGTAGTACATATAAAAAATCATACTATAAATTCTTTTGTTAATGCTGGAGCGATGGCAACTACTAGTTTATTATACAATCACGCTTTATCCAAGGAAGATAATAAAAAACAAATAGATAAAGATATATTAAAATGTATGAAAAAATTTGCAGGTAGAAAATTACACATTAATAATAATTTATATTTATCCGAACATAAAGATAGTACAACCAATAGAACCATTATAGATAAATTAGTATCATTTAACCGATTTTATGGAGACCCCAAAGTTGTTTTAGAATCATATACTAAACAGTGTTCAGTAATGTGTACAAGCAAAGATATAGCAATAATGGCAGCAACATTAGCATCTGGAGGTATAAATCCTATAACAAAACAGCGTGTAATAAATACACCAAACTCTGATTATATAGTCGAACATATGGCTAGACACGGTCTTTATAATGAATCGAGTCGTTGGTGGGAAGAAACATATTTCCCTGCTAAAAGTGGAGTAGGCGGCATTATTATGATTGTCATACCAGGGATAATGGGGATAGGTATTTTTTCACCACCATTAGACAAAGACGGTAATAGCTATAAAGGGGTAAAAACAGGAAAATTACTTACCAATCTTCAGATATATTTTTGATATAGTGTTGATTTGTATATGTGTATGGTATATTTACCAAGACTTTTTATCTTCCAAAAAGTTATGCAATATTACACCCTTTCCTATATTTTCTATTTCCCCGGTTAACATCGCATCTTCATATATTTTACGCACAATATTAGGGGGAGCCATTGAACCGATTTTTATAAGATTTTTTTCTACTAAATATTTTTTTACATCAGATAGTTTCTTATTTTTAAGTAAGCCGTGTTCTCTTTGTATATTTTTACGCGTATCATTATTTTTTATTAAAACGCCTACAATGTCACCTTGTTTACCCAATTTAAATTTCTTAGTAATCGTTTTTCGTAACCGTCTTCTTATTTTTGTTCTGGACATATGCTTGGTTTTATTATGCGAAGCGTCATCCCCCAACGATTCTTCATTGTTATCATCATCACCATCACCATCATTATCATCGCGTAAATGTCCATTTGATATATCGGCACTCAAACTAGATTTCCGTTTATGTTTATCCTGTAACTCTTTAAGTTTTGTCTGTCGCTCTGTATGAGGTGTGTTATTGTTATTATTGTTATTATTGTCATTGTCATTGCTATCATTAAATCTAAGATTATGTTTAATTGTTTTGTTATATGCCCGAAAGGTAGGTTTTTCCCCATTTTTTAAACATCCATATGGAGCATCATCAAATAATTTCACAGGCGAAAATGTAGACGAAGATGTTACAAGCGATGTTTTACCTGTAATATCATTGCTATCGTTATCATTATAATCATTTTCTATATCATAGCCTAATTCTTGATTATTTATTATTTCTTGCATTTCTTGCATTTCTCCCATTATAGGCGCAGATGGCATATTGGGCATTATATTCATATCTTGGAACGATGGTACTGTTGGCTGTAATTCTGGAGGAAGTTCGGTATAAATCATATTTTCTGTAGAGTTCTTACCGATTTCCAAATTTATTCTAGGTTGTGTAGGTATTATAGAAGTAGAATGCGAAGTTCGAGGATGAATAACCTGAGGTTGGGGCAATTGAAGTTGTATTTTTTGAAATACAGGAGCGGGAATATGCGCTGATGGACTAGGGGCTCGTACATTTATATTCGGTATTACAATTTGTGGACGCAAAGCAGGTTGCGATTGTATAACTGTAGGAGAATATACCGGCGACGGGTATCGCTGCGGCTGTGGCGGGGAAGAATGTTTACTGTTTTGTATTGATTTTATAATATCGGTTGTTAAGTTTCCTGAACCAATATTTTGCCGTTTTAGTGTTTTCGATTGCAGATTATCATTTGCCCTTTTAATTTTTGGATTTTGATTCTTTGTATTTATGTAATTATCTAAAAAATCCATTGATTTTTTGAATTCATTACTGAATATTTTAGACTCTTTTGATATATCAATATTTACATTATTATTTACATTATTATTTACTGATGCTATTGCAGATGATGCTGATGTTTGATCGGCTTTACGCTTAGCATTTATCTTGTCTAATAGAATTTTTTTTAATTTATTCGGTTTAATAATTTCATCAGATATTTTTGGACGATTCTTTTTTGACAGTTTATTATTACCAGGCGATGATGTATTTTTATTTGAACCAGATAAAAATGACTGATTTATTATAATACTTTTCTTTGTGGGGTCGCTCATAATATAATTTTTAAAATAAAATATTATTATGAATAAAACATATTACAGATACATATGTTGAATAACTTTTATACCATCTTCATTTGCCCTTTGTTTTACTTCGTCATTTAGAATAAATAATTCAAACCCATTCTCTAAATCTTTCATAGTTATTTTAGTTTTTATATTTTCTGGTTTACAAAATACGCGTCTACTATGAGCAATCTTCGTCTTTGAAAAAAGTGTTTCCATATCCCTACCATAGAACTTAAAGTATTTCATATTATTTTCAAACCATTCCACTTTCATTTCTTCCGAAATAGACCATCCAAAATCATTTACCTTTTTAATAAATATATCTCTTAAGTCTTCCGATGTATAATCATCGATTTTAAATCTCCACGTAAATCGAGAATCAAGTCCATCGTTATAACTAAAAAAACATTCTTTCAAATCTTTCTCATATCCTGCAATAATTACCATCAGATTATCTTTATTATCACTCAATGCCTCGCATAATGTATCGATGCACTCTTTTGCAAAACTGTCGCGTTTTTCCGTATTACCAAGGGCATACGCTTCGTCTATAAATAACACGCCACCCAAACTATCCTTTATTACATCTTTCGTTTTTAATGCGGTTTGTCCTAAATAACCGGCAATTAAATCTGCTCTTGTAACCTTTTTGAATTTAGGGCGTGACGCGGTAGAAGATGACGATGCTTTTTTCTTATCTGATATAATAGATAATAGTGTCCTAGGAGATGCAGAAGCGGAGGACGACGATGACGACGATGATGAAGATGATGATGACGAAGACGAATGTTTACTTTTTATTACACCAATATTGCTGTAAATTCGCCCGATTATTTTGGCAACTTCCGTTTTACCAGTTCCCGGAGAACCATATATTACTGTATGTAAGAAGTCGCCGCTTTTTACAGACTTATTATTTGGAAAAACAGGCAAGTGTAGATTTTGTAGATAATACAATAATTGGTCAACGATATTCTCCTTTAAATATTTCATACCTATCATATTATTGAGTTCGACCAAATCATTTTTTATTCTATGTAGTGCTTTCATATTAATATTGTATTCAATATTTTCAGCCAACTTATAATTATTACATAGTTGTATCAAATCTCCGATATTCTTTATTTCTACATCTATATCTATTTTATTAATTTTAAAAGGAATACGATGACCACATTTTAAACAATTTATATCATAACAGGCATTCTTATCATCTATATCCACCTTTATTACTTCTACTTCAGGTATTTCGGGTACTTCTTTTTTAGAATATACTTTACTATTATTAGTTTTTGATGTTATTTTTGTATTTTCTCCCGTATCTCCCGCGTCTCCCGTTGTTCCTTTCTCCAATGAACAATGATATATACATTCGGGATTATCGCGCGGCAATGGCAAAGGAACATCATCTGCATTTTTTGATACGTATACTTTTTTAATATCATTGCCAAATATATTACCATTACTTTTGATATCAGTGTTAACGGCGTTATCATTTATTTTTACTCTTTTAATAACATTTGTGGTATTAGAACCAGCCAAAGCATTATCATTATGCATTAGATGTGAAAACGTAATATAATAATTACAACGAGTATCCATTATACTTATAAAATCCTTAAAACATTTTTTAACCTTATATTTCTTATTTATACCACTCGTCATATTACGTATAATATTATTATAATATTATTATTATAATATTATTTTTATATATTATTTATTATACTTAATTAATATATATCATATATTATATACTATATAATGAAATATGCTCTTTTAATTGGTATAAATTACATAGGTACGGATAGTGAACTATACGGATGTATAAACGACATAAATAATATAGGTGCTTTTTTACAATCAGTTCGAAATTATACTTTATTCATTCATATGACAGATAATACAAACATCAAGCCAACAAAGGCAAATATATTAGCAGCATTTAATTTATTAGTTCAAGTAGTAAAACCAGGCGATGAAGTATGGGTCCATTATTCAGGACACGGGAGTTTAATGCGTGATATGAATAGAGATGAGGAAAGTGGTTATGATTCTTGTATATGCCCTATCGACTTTCAACATTCAGGATTTATTTCCGACGATACTATTAGAACAAATTTAGTATTAAAAATTCCAAAAGATGCATCATTATATATTGTTTTAGATGCGTGTCATAGCGGAACCGGCTGTGACTTGCGCTATAAATATGATGACTCTAGTTATTACATTAATAAAAACAAACCAATGCCAAATAAATATGTTCCTTCAGAATGGGCGCTAGTACAGACATCATATGAATTAAAAAAATACTCTCAAACGCGAGGAAATGTTTACTGTATAAGTGGATGCCAAGATAATCAAACCAGTGCGGACGCTTATGATACTACAGGACAAGCCGCGGGTGCACTGACGTTTATTTTACTATCGGCATCGCGTTCGAATCCTTTACAAACATATAAATGGAAGCATCTATTAAAAGATATATGTTGTGGAGAAAAAATAAACGGATTCTCGCAACGAACCGCTATAACATCTGGAGGACCATTGAATTTAGAGAATACCGTATTTACTACCCCTCCAGTAATAGTATCTAGTAATATGGTTTCAAAAAAAGATACAATGCAATCATCCTCGACTAGACCTCAACTACCGAACCTAAAAAGTATGTTAACTAATTTACAAATATCGAAATCAATAAAGATGCAGTCAAATAAAATAAGATTAAATATGCCGATGAATTATTATTAAATGCGATTTATGTGTACGATTTATGTGTACGATTTATGTGTACGATTTATTAATTATTATTATTGTCCGAAATATGCTTAAAAATAAATTGAAATAATAAATAAGCAGTAATTCAATAATACACACCTTCAGCCAAAATCAAATGTCAAAATCAAAATCTTCATTATCCTCGAAGTCAAGTCATATCAAAACAAAAGGTACAAAGGATACAAAAGATATTTGCGTAGATTTGAATATTGGCGATGATAATAATATTGAATTACAGATTACATCAATTGATCCATCGAAATCCGTAAAGAATGGAAATAAATTAACACTCACATCATCCGAGTCACGACCTATTAAAAATTCAGGTGAAAAAGCGGTAGCAGTAGCAGCGGCAGCGGCAGCTACAGAGAATGAAACCGTAAATGAATCATACTATAAAAAAATAAGAAATACACTAGAAGTGATAAGCAAAACACATCCGATACCATATATTGAAACGCCTTGGACAATTATCGGGGCATATTTCAAAAACCAACATTTGAAAAGACTGGTAAGACACCAGATAGAATCATACAATGATTTCGTGAATAATCAAATTCAGAAAACGATTGAAATGTTCAATCCTGTATTGATTGCATCAGAGCACGACTACTGTAAAAAATCAAGAAAGAATAAATTAGAAATGGAGATTACATTTGATAAATTCAACTTATATCGTCCTCAAATTCACGAAAATAACGGCGCTACAAAAATAATGTTCCCCCACGACGCGCGCTCGAGAAATTTCACATATGCGTCTACTATGACGATTGATATAAATATTCGCTATATTATTAGAACGGGGGAAAACTTGGAAAATACACAAACGCACTACAAATCGATTCCAAAGGTTCACATCGGCAAACTGCCAATAATGTTGAAGTCCTCGATTTGTGTTTTGAATCAATATACTCATATTAATAATAATGTATCTGGAGAATGCAAGCATGATGCCGGGGGTTATTTTATTATTAATGGAAGCGAAAAAACAGTGTTAGGTCAAGAACGCGCAGCCGAGAATCGCGTATACTGTTTTAATACTTCGAAAAACAACAATAAATGGTCCTGGACTGCCGAAATCAAATCCGTTCCCAAAGAAAAATGTATATCGCCCAAACAAATTAATGTTATGATTTCGAGCAAAAATAATGGATTCGGTTTTCCCATTTATGTACAAATTCCGCGTATTAAACAACCGGTGCCACTATTTGTAGTATTTCGCGCTCTCGGAATTAATTCGGACAAAGAAATATGTGATCACATTCTACTAGACATTAGTCAAGACAGTCAAATCCTCGACTCACTTCAAGCTTCAATTATCGACGCAAACACCTCAATGACACAAGAGGATGCGCTGAGAATTATTACGACAAATGTTATGTTCACTCCGATGAATATGGACAAAGAAGCCGGCGCATTAAAGAAACGAGGATTCGCGCAGGATGTTCTCAATAATGACTTGTTCCCCCATTGTCACAGTATGACACAGAAAATATACTTTCTCGGATATATGGTAAATCGTCTAATAAAGTCTAGTATCGATATTGCTAAACAAGATGACCGCGATTCATACGTAAATAAGCGCGTCGATTTGACCGGCGCCCTATTGAATAATCTATTTCGCAACTATTTCAATAAGCTAGTAAAGGATATGTCGAAGCAGATTGTCAAAGAAATCAATACCGGTTCGTGGCGTTCAACAGACGACCATATGAGTATTGTCAACAAGACCAACATTTACAAAATTATCAAATCGACTACGATTGAAAACGGTCTCAAACGTGCTCTTTCCACTGGCGACTTCGGTATTAAAAATGTGAATAGTAATAAGGTAGGCGTAGCACAGGTGCTGAATCGTCTTACGTATGTTTCAAGTCTTAGTCATCTTCGCCGCATTAATACACCTGTCGACAAAAGTGGTAAACTCATTGCTCCACGCAAGTTACATAATACGACTTGGGGGTTCTTATGCGTCGCCGAGACACCAGAGGGTGGTAGCGTCGGTGTAGTTAAAAATATTAGTTATATGACGCATATCACCACTCCAAGCAATTCAGAATCATTGCACCAACATGTAGAGCCATTTATTGCGCGTATGGAAAGGGAAAATCCAAAAGATATGTATTCAAATATCAAAGTATTTGTAAACGGGGCGTGGCTCGGAAATACGACTGAACCAATCGAGTTATACAATGCATTTAAAGATAAGAAGTCGAAAGGAATTATCAATATTTACACATCTATTATTTTCGATATTAAAAATAAGGAAATACGTATTTGTAATGATGCAGGACGCTTAACACGACCCGTTTTGCGCGTGAAAAATAATAAGATATTCATCACCGATAAAATTATTAGTGAGTTGAATTCGGGCAACCTTACGTGGGATGATTTATTGACCGACACCAAAATCGATGAAGCTGTGCTCGAATATATCGACCCAGAGGAGCAGAATTTCAGTATGATTTCAATGAAGCCTGCCGACTTGGTAAGTAAGGCGGATACTAACTATATTTACAAATACACTCATTGCGAAATTCACCCAAGTACTATTTTCGGAATTCTTGCTTCGTGTATTCCGTTTCCTGAGCATAATCAGTCACCTAGGAATACTTATCAATGCGCTATGGGCAAGCAAGCTATGGGAATGTATGTGACAAATTATCAAAATCGTATGGACAAGACCGCCTATGTTCTCACATACCCGAGTCGCCCTCTTGTGGATACTCGTGTTATGGGAATGATTAAACTAGACCAAATCCCTTCCGGTTCTGCGGTTATCGTCGCAATTATGACATACTCCGGCTATAATCAGGAAGACAGTATTCTCGTAAACAAGGGCTCAATTGACCGCGGGTTATTCAATGCCACAATTTATCATACCGAAAAAGACGAGGACAAGAAGATTAACGGCGATGAAGAGATTCGCTGCAAGCCCGATCCTTCAAAGACGAAGGGGATGAAATTCGGCAACTACGATAAGGTGAACAACAAGGGCCTAGTACCCGAAAATACATTTATCGAAAACCGTGACATCATTATCGCAAAAGTCGTGCCAATTAAGGAGAATCGCAATGACCATACAAAGCTCATCAAATACGAAGACCATAGCAAAATTCACCGCACCACAGAGGAGTCATATATCGACAAGAATTTCATCGACCGCAATGGTGACGGATACTGTATTGCAAAAGTCCGTATTCGCACTACGCGCAAACCTGTAATCGGTGATAAACTTTCATCGCGTCACGGGCAAAAAGGTACCGTAGGTAACATCATTCCAGAAAATGATATGCCTTTCACTGCAAACGGTATGCGTCCAGATATTATCATCAATCCACACGCTATTCCGTCTCGTATGACTATCGGACAACTCAAGGAAACACTGCTAGGAAAAGTGCTCATCCAGCTCGGTCTCTTCGGTGACGGCACATCATTTGGAGAGCTCGCCGTAGATGATATCCGCAAAGAATTGATAAAGGTCGGACACGAAGCACAAGGAAATGAGGTCCTATACAACGGAATGACTGGGGAACAGATTGAATCCGATATTTTCATAGGGCCTGCATTCTATCAGCGTCTCAAACATATGGTAAATGATAAGCAACATAGTCGTTCAATTGGACCGATGGTAAATCTTACACGACAACCAGCGGAAGGCCGTTCGCGAGATGGAGGGTTACGGTTTGGCGAAATGGAACGGGATTGCCAAGACGAAAACACACCAATTACGCTCTCGAATGGTCTTAGTGTAAAAATAAAATCACTCGATGAAAATAATGGATGTGTAAATATTATGGGTTGGAGCGAAGAAAAAAATGGAATGGTTCCCTCTAAGCAAGTAGCGTTTATGGATAAAGGAACACGCGAATGCGTTGAACTAACATATGAAGATGGTAGAAAACTTATATGCACTGAAGACCATCCTGTTTTGACATCTGATAATAATTGGGTTAAAGTTAAAGATATTGAATTGAATTCTACTAAGATTAAGTCAAGTATAACCTGCCCTCTTGTTGATATTAATGAAGAAATTAAAGAATGTGATGGATGGACGCTTCAATATGGAACAAATATACTTGAAACAAATACTCGAGAAGAATTTATGAAAACACTAGCATTTGCTCGTATAATTGGATATTTAATTACCGACGGACATATGAATTCCAAAACTAAAATAGCAAACTTATTTCTAGGTCATATGTTAGATGTTGAATCTATAATGAAAGATATTGAACTATTTTGTGAAAGCAAACAAACAAACTTTAATTCAAAAAATTTATATATAGTTAGAATTCCAGCAGAATTAAAAAATGATATGGTTCGACTTCCAGGATTAATAAGCGGCAGAAAAGTAAACCAACCTGGAACTTTGCCTGAATTTATATTGGATGAAAAATGCCCTC